TTAAATCACGATTTTTATCCAATCTTTTCCTCGATCATCATGGTATTTATCTGTTTGAATTTGGTTCTTATGACCGAGTAAATCTTTAGTATTTATACCTTGTGCTCTATATAACCTTTCAGATAAAGATCGTTGTTCGTGAAATGTTGCAGGTGTTCCTTCTCCCCAATCAATATCTGTTTTATTTCTCGCTTTTTTAAAATTAGTCGTTAGCGTATTTGCAGTAACTTGATCACCACGTTTAGATTGTGAAGTGGTATGAAAATAATGAATAAGATAAGGGCTAATAACGCGATCACGACAACGAGCAACAACATCACGTAATGACATATTTAATTGTTCAGAACGTAGTGATAATGGAATAGCTAATTTTGTGCCAGTTTTTTCTTGAGTAATATGCAAATGGTCATCCCAAATATCACTAAACTTCATTGCGGAAATATCACCTAATCGTTGCCCAGTAATTAACGCAAGCAACATGGCATTCCCAACATAACAATGTTGTTTATCAGCAATCTCAAATATCTTTTTCCATTCATCAAAATTAAGACGTTGGCGAGTTACTTTTCGTTTTGGCTGTTTAGTAGCGAGGGCAGGGTTATAACCGGGAGGAACTTCACCTGCATGTTGTGCTTCTTTAAATACATCAATTAAAACAGAGCGAATAACTTGTGCCATTCTGTGTTGACCATTAGATTTATATTCATCCAGAATTTCAGCAATATCTCTGGCATCAACAGCGGGTAACGGTTTCATGGATAAGGCTTGCCTCATTAAATCTACCGGCTTTCTTTTTTGTTTATAAGTATTCGGCTTTATATCACCTTCCTTTAAACGCTCATCTTGAATAACCCAGTATTTATCCAACCAAGTATTAACCGTGATTTCTTTACCTTTTATTTTTGCCACCCGATCACCAATAGCCATAACTTGTCGGCTACGTTGTTCCGCTAACCTTGTGTTAGCTTCAATGGCTATTGCTTTCGCCTCGGCTTCATTGTCACCGAGGGCATGATATTTACCTGTTACAGGATGGCGGTAACGCCAATAAACCTTGTTAGCTTTACGACTAAACAATGGGTAAAGGTTAGGGATATTGACGTTATTCTTACGAGGTCTGGCAGCCATCTTTGAGGATCCTTTGTAAAATAGGGTTATCGTTGTTATTGATAACCGGTGATGTCAAATTACCGACAAGGTCGGCATCTTCTCTCACGCGCCAAATGCCACCTTCTTTCCTTGCTGGTGGGTAGAACAGGCCACCACGAGCATATCGTTGTAGCGTTCCTAACTTTGGTGGACGACTTTTATATCTTTCTTGTGCCCACTCCTCTAAAGTCAACATTTGCATATTTTTCTCTCCACACTGTCCGTACACAGTTTAAATAGATATTAGTTGATGCTAATAATTAGTAGCTATTTGTTGCTTACATATCTTAATAATTTAATTTAAGGTGAATAATTCGCTTGATTAACTAAGGTATTTAGACAAAATGTAAATTTAACTCTAATTGAAATTTATATATGTTTGGTAATGGAAAAGAAAACAAAGATTTAAATGATGATTTTGAGCTAGATAAAATAGAAAAAATATCTAGCACATTACTTGATTTAGTCGTTGGTATATCGCTAGTTTTTATTGTAACCATCGTTGTCTTTGTTATCGCTTTTACTTACTTTACTTAAAATGGAATATCATCAAAACCTACGGGTGGTTGTGATAGTGGTGTTGTCTGTGAAGCTGTCGATTTAATTGCACCACCTAGCATCTGCATCGAACCACCAACCTTTACAACAACTTCAGTTGTGTAACGCTTAACACCGTTATCATCCCATTCCCGTGTTTGCAGTTGTCCTTCGATATAAACTTGTGAGCCTTTACACAAATAGCCACTGGCGATATCTGCAAGTTTTCCAAACAAAACGACACGATGCCATTCTGTTTTTTCGCGATTTTCACCCGTTTGTTTATCACGCCATTTTTCTGATGTGGCCACAGCTAAATTAGCAACAGCACCACCAGAGGGAAGATAACGAATTTCAGGATCACGCCCTAAATTGCCGATAAGAATTACTTTGTTTACTGATCCGTTAGCCATTTTCAGTTCCCTTATAAAGTTCATTAAAACGGCGGAGGAATAAGGCTTTTGCTTGTGGTGGTGTTAGTGGGTTAACAACAAAATCACTTGCTGGAATACCTTCAAGCATTAACCAGTTACTACCTGTATCAATTTCTAAATCACGCTTTTCTGTGGCTAACATCATTAAGTCAGCAAAATGAACCGCATCAGATTTAGATTCAGGTAGCCCAAACTTTTTGCGGATCATCTTTTCTACACGTAATTCAATTAATTTATATTCAGGCAATAGCTTTTTAAGTGGTGATGACAGGTCTTTGACATAGGCTTCACTGGCATCATGAAGTAGGGCTTCTAAAGCATATTCAGGTGCAACTAAATAGCTGACATATACAGAGTGCTGAGCCACAGAATAGAAATTATCAATCTGCCCATTAAAGCGACATTCATTAGCAAGGCCATTGGCAATATCTTGAATATCTATATCTTCGATCCGTACATCGAGATAATAGAAATGTTTATTTGTTGCTGTTGCAATATAAGACATATTCTCTCCACACAATTTTTAGGTAATAAAAATCCCTCTCGAATTAATCGAGATTACATTTCCCTGGTGTTGATAATAAAAAATAAAAATGGATTTACACTCCAAATATTGTGCCTGATTATTTTCCCACCTCAGGCGGTGGTGGTATTCTTGGAAGTTCCTGCACAACCAAGAGAAAATAAAATGCAAGACAAAACCCTAAATGAATATCCTGACAATGTGCGTATTGCTGGTCTTGAAATGCTATTTCAACTATTAATATCCGCTCAATCTAATGAACAAAAAATAAAGTTTAGTACTACCGCTCTTGAGCTCATCAAAACTATTAAATTATCCTCAGATGAGGTTAGAATTAATGAACTAGAAGATTATTTAGCTAACACAATAGAAAGAGTAATAAGTTTATAATTCTTTAATCCCAAGGCTACTGGCTATTTTTTTAGAAGTAGCTTTTGTTTTTTCTCTATATTTTTTATCACTCATTAACTCAATAATTTTCTTGTGCTCGCATTTATTAATGCGTTGAGCTTTATCTGATAATTGTTCTTCAAACGCGAGCGTTATAAATCTGCGAAACATAGTGCAATCTTTTAAGGTACATTCACACTGCTCAGAGGATATTACTTTTCCTTTTGGTATATCGTTATGAGCATTACTGTGAGTGCATTTTTTTGCAGCATTTTCTAGTTGCGTTACAGACTGCAGTAAGCTTTCTTTAATATTTTCAATACTCACTAGCTAATTCCTCCCCACACAATTGTTTCTCTTCACACATTCTCTTCACACATAAAAATCATTTATATCGGATCTGAATAGCACTTTTATTTGCGTACTCTGCTATTTCAGCATCCAGTTTTGCTAGTTTATCCACCAGCTCTTCACGTCTTGCGTTTAACTCACCGAGGACTTTGATAGACGATAGTTTTTCTTCCATCCAATCAACAACATCTGCATCAGTGAAATTAGCTGGAGGTATGATTACTGGTTCAGTTGTCATAAGTATTCTCTTCACACACTTTATTTCGCTTTAGAAATAGAATGCAACTAAAAGTAGATATTGTCAACAACTAAAAGTAGAAAGTAGGGGCGTAAAAAAACCAACTTTTAGTTGGTTTTAATGTTTATGCGAATTGTTTAAATGACATTGGTAGGCTTCTTATAAGCTTTCCATGAAAATAAACTTCATGTATTTCATGATCATCAATAAAAAATGGAGGGTAAAAATCATTATCTGATATTACAGCTAACTTTCTACCTTTAACGCGTTGCAATCGTTTAATAAAGGTAGAATCTTCAAAGTTAAAGATATAAATACCATCACCATTGAACTGATTTATTTTTGTATCTATAAAAAGTAAGTCTTTAGGGTTCAGTGTGGGAGTCATGCTATCACCATCCACATTGATGATCATTACGCCGTCTAGATTACTACGGCCAAATAACTCATAAATACGTTCTTGTGGTATTTCTATTGATCTAACTACTTCTGGGAATGGATTATTAATATAGCCATTTCCTGCTGACGCAAAAGCCTCGATTTGTCTAACTGTGGCTGTATCTTTATTAAATTCGTTTTGCGGATCAGCTTGTAGACCTACACCATAGTCAAGATATGCGGGGGTTGAAAAAACGGTTTTAGCAACTAATTCCATCTTATCATCTCTAGGTTTGGCTGTGCCTAATGTATATCGACGTGCCATTTCATAAGACACACCAACTTGTTCGGACAATTGCCGAATATCTACATTAACCTCTTTCATTCGCTGAGTTAGTCGTTTAGCGAAACTATCGTATTTGTTATTTTCTACCATAAGTAGAATTCTATCCACCAATCTCACCCTTGTCATTTCTATTTTAAGTTGTTTTATTTATCTACTTTAAGTAGTATTGGTGTATCACTTAAGGAGAGGCATCTATGCACCAAGAAAATTATACAGAAAAAGCAATTAGAACAATCGGGGTGCCATCTGCTGTATCTCGAATGTTTGGCTTTAATTCCCCTCAATCAGTTTTTAACTGGATTAAAAATAACAAAGTACCAGCAGAGCGAGTGATCCAACTATGTGAGTTAGGTGGTTGGGTTGTATCACCGCATCAACTACGACCTGATCTCTACCCAAATAAAACCGATGGTCTACCAAAACAATAACAAAACCGTTTAAAGCAGTTAACTACAAGAAATCATCAAGGGTGGTAGGAAATGAGTAACCAATCAATAAAACAGGTAGTGAAAGAAATGTGTGAGGCGACAGCTGGTGGACGCGAGGCAATGGCTGGAGCACTAGGTCTGTCTTTAACATCATTCAACAACAAGCTTTATGAGAAAAATGGTTGTCGCTCATTTGATTTAAACGAGTTGTTAGCGATGCAAGATATCTCTAAGACCGTTTTATTTGCTGAATTTGTCGCTCGTGAATCAAATCGTTTACTCGTTGACAGAATTAGTCCTGCGGAACTGGATGAAACGGAATTGTTTGTACTGCGTAGTGGTGTTGACGAAATGCAGGGGCGCTTAGCTTTATTCATGAAAGATAGTTTGGCTGATGGCGTTATTGATAACGAAGAAGAGCAAAAGATAAAAATGATGTTGGATGGATTAATTTCGCAGATCCGCACATTTATGAATGCGTTTGTTTCGTTACATCAAAAGAGAAATTAAAGATGGCTATATCCAGAAAGGGTGAAGCCAAAGGTGTACGGCCTCTGGCTTCGGTTTGCAAATTTCAATTGTGTGAAGAGAAATTAGCATGAGTAGATTAGCGCATTTAATACCTAAAAAGCAATTCCGTTGTTTACCTGTCTCGGGTAGTCAGTCGTTTCGCTATGTAGAAATCATAGCCTCTGACGAACAACCAGACAACTACAAGAAACCGGCATATTTGGTAGATAGACCGTCTCTTAAAAAGGCATGGGCTGATTTTTATTTTTCAAGTGGAGAGCGGGGCAATGAGCAATGAGAACCCAAACCAACTTGATCGCTACTACAAAAATCACAGGGGTATCGTTGTTCATGTTGTTCGTTATGACAGAGAAAAACAGCGTGTCATTTTTATGCTCGATGGTTGTGACGATCCGCAATGTGAACCCTTGCAACGATTTAAAGAGAAGTACACACGTATTAAGTAATGAGGTGGCAAAATGAGTTTATTATTACTAAAAAGTCGCCCTTTAGTCGTTATTCCTGAATTAGCGGTACGTCTTGGTTTAAATGAGGCGATGCTGTTACAGCAAATTCAATATTGGCTAACTGAAACTACTTCAGGTGTTGAATATGACGGCTCGCGCTGGATTTATAACACCGTCGAAGAGTGGAAGAATCAATTTCCTTTTTTCTCTGAATCAACGATTAAACGTGCTTTTACTAATTTAAAAAAGCAGGGCGTTTTACGCATCGAGCAAATCAATAAATCGAATCATGACCGCACTAATTATTATGCGATTAATTACGATCACCACTTGCTGACCGATGAGGTCAATATGACCCAATCGAACGGTGATAACTCATCTAATCGAACAATTCAAAATGACCTTATCGATAAGCGCAAATTGAAACCTTCAAACAGTTCAAAATGCACTGTTCTGAACGGGTCAAAATGGCCTGTTCTTACAGAGAATACAACAGAGATTACTTCAGAGAGTACAACAGAAACAGATCATTCGTCGCAGAATTCTGGCGAATCCAGCGACCAGCCGAAAAATGATTTTTTAACTCGTTATCCCGAAGCAGTGATTTACAGCCCTAATGGTCAGAAATGGGGCGATGAAGGTGATTTAAAAACGGCAAAATGGATGTTTGGTCGTGTTAAAAAACTGAATCCATCTGCGCTAGAGCCTACTTGGTATGACTGGGCGAACGATATTCGTTTGATGCGTCAAATCGATGGGCGTACCCATGAACAAATTTGTGCATTGTTCGATTGGGCCAACAAAGATTCATTCTGGCACCAAAACATTTTAAGCCCTCGTAAATTACGTAAACACTTTGATGAGCTGATCGTTCGTAGCCAAAAGCCAAAGGATGAGCCAAAGGTTCAAGTTGATACCGTTGAACGTGACAGCGCTTTCTCACGCTTGATTGGTTCTCGTTCTAAACCTCAAAACTGTATTGAAGAGATCGCACTTGAATTAGCTGGTAAGACAGGCATTCGCCGTATGAGTGAGTTTTCTGGTCGTCAAGCATGGAACAGTATTTGGAAACAAGCTACTGAAATATCACAGGAGGTTCAGTAATGCTAACTAAATACATTTTGTTTGTTGGGTTTTGGTTTGCAGTGACATTACTGATTGGCTTATGGGGGACTTATGTCTGAACTCATGCTCACGTTGCTATTTCCACCTAGTGTGAACACCTATTGGCGAAACACCAAAAGAGGGACCTTAGTCAGTGCAAAAGGGCGAGTCTTTAGAGCAAATGCGATTGCAGCAGTCTATGAACAATTAAAGCGTAGACCTAAAGCTATTGAGAGTGATGTGTTTGTTTCAGTGAAATTATATCCACCAACTAAGCAGGCTAGAGATATTGATAATTTCTTAAAAGCACCTTTTGATGCGCTTACTCATGCGGGTGTATGGGGCGATGATAAACAGATTAAAAAAATGGATGTTGAATGGATGGACGTTATTAAAGGAGGGAAACTTGAAATAACCATTCGTCAGCATAGTAAAAGCGTGATGTACGGTCACGAGTAAAACGTGGAGAGAAATAACATGAATGGATTAATTGTTATTGATGAAATTTCGACCGCTCCTGAGATCACAGGAGCGCCTATTGCTACTGCTAGATGTTGTCAGCTTGGAAAGGACATGACCAGTCCTAATAACCCTCGCGAAACCCAACCGCATTTCTTTGAGAGTAAAATGGATGAATTGATCCGCATGGTGATGTTGAATAAGCAGGTGAGTGCATGAAATTATTATTAACTCCCTACATTCAACCTGAACTGGGCGTTGTATTACTTAAACCGGGTGCTGAATTACTCGAGCAATTTAAAAAGCATCACCGCGTGATTATTAGCGATGTTCCAAAAAGTTTAGATGTGTTGCCCTCAGGTGCATTAACAGGTGATGAACAGCCAATTTTAAACAATAAGCACATCATTCAATTTCTTAATAGCAAAAAAGTGATCCACACCATCGATAAAGTATCACCGATGGATTCGTGGGTTATTAGTAATATCAAATACTGTCAGATTGATAATGATGTAGATAATTACCATCACCATGAATTAGTGACGACCTTTCACGAGGCTGGAGTGATCCGCACTTGTTGGCATCATGATAATCATATTAGAAATTCATCTGCTGGGTGGGTTGCTGAATTGGCCCATAAAAACCGTATCAATTGGATGTTGGATACTATTCGTAGTCGCTTGAGATTGGATAATGGCCACCAGCTGACGATACCTGATTTTTTCTCATTTGCAGTAATGCATAACTTGGTTGATGAATTACCCGAAGCAATATTACGCCAGATTTTAAATTGGTCAGATAAACAAGAAGAACGCAGAGTTCATGGTGGTTTTCCTGAAGCTGACATTATTCCAAGTAACGTGACAGCGCTATCAGCAATGAATGAGCGTTTAGATGCGATAAAGCCGGTTATTAAAGTTGCTATCGATCCAGAGCCACCAGGGTCATTTCTTCTTAAGCCAAAAATGCAACGTTGGGAAAATACTAACTGGCTTCAATGGGTAAAAACACAGCCTTGTTGTGTTTGCAGACAACAAGCTGATGATCCGCACCACATCATAGGCCATGGCATGGGAGGCATGGGAATGAAAGCTCACGACTTGTTCACTATTCCATTATGTCGCATTCATCATGACGAGTTACATCGTGACCCAAAACAATGGGAAGCCACTCACGGCAATCAACTCGAATTGTTATTTCATTTTTTAAACCGGTCGCTGGGCATCGGTGCATTTATTTAACGTGTGTACGGCACGAGGGGTATAGGCATGAGAGATATACAGGAAGTTTTATCGCGTTGGGGAGCATGGTCAGCAAATGAGGGTAATAGTGTGGATTACTCCTCAATAGCAGCAGGGTTTAAAGGATTATTACCAAGCACAAATAAGAGTCGCGTTTCTTGCTGTGATGATGATGGGATAATTATTGATTCAGCGGTTGGCCAATTAATAAAAGTAGGAAGAAAAGACGAATACGATTTGATAGAAAAACATTATATAAAGAATATTTCAAAATCAGCAATCGCAAGGGATATGAAGTGCTCTGAGGGAAAAATTAGGCAAAAACTTATGATAGCTGAAACCTTTATTGATGCTTGTTTAATTATGACTGGCGCAGTTTTAGAAATGGATGAATGGACAAATAAAACAACAATTGATAGTTAAATGCTTTTCGTTACGAATTTTGGGTGATAATGTGATAAGAGTGAATACGTTGTCACCTAACTTATAGAATGAAACCTCGCTAGTTAAGAGTGAGGTTTCAAAACTATTTTATGGGGTAATTAGAAGATAGTTATATTGTTCTGGTAATAAAGCATATTCCCCCCATTTAACATCATCTGACCAGTAACCAGAACCGACTTCTTTTATTGGACCATAGAAAATAACAATTCGATCCGGTTGTTCAGCGGTGATATTTTTTCTATCGAGCTCATCCAGATTAACTTTTATTCGAACATCACTAATTGAGCTTTGAGTGTTTAGTCTGAAATATATATGTGCAGTGTTTGAAAATCTATCAATCCTTAAAATTTTTCCCCAGTAAAATGCTGGAGTAGCAATTTCACCTTCAATATTATTAACATCACTAAGTAGATCTCTGAATAATTTAGGTATAGCTTGACCACTATTAGCTATGTATATGTATTTATAATAATTCTCGTCAAAATTTCTACATAATCCTGCTACAGTACTAATTTTACTTGGAAGAGCATAATTCTCCCCTCTGTGTCTTCCTATTGGTGCTTGAATGATAGGACCATCAATATTTTCATTTGGGCCAGTATATTCAGGGTTCTCAATATCTTGATTTTCAGGCTCATTATTCATAAATCCGCTAATTACTGCTAGTTGATGATTCTGTATTGCTTGTTGAGCCTCGGTTTCACTTGCATATCGCCGACCTGGAGCACTTATACTTCTTAGCGGGCAATATGTTTCACTATAGCTAGGGAGGTGGAAAAATGCTCTTCTTCTTCCATTTGAAGTCACTTCAGTATTGATTGGGCGAATAGATATAGGCGTGTAGCAAGAAGGGCAGAACAAATGACCTCTCATTTCATGCTCATAGTCTTCAGGGGTTTTTCGCTGAGTTCTGTCTAATAATGAGATTGCTTGATGGCTATGAGACCAGTTAGGGTCATAGTAGGCGTATTGAATAAGTCTTTCTATCATAACGAAGATCCTTATTGAATATAAAGTCACCATAATAAATGATAAATATTTTTAATCTAAAATGGATTTTATAAATGTGATTGAAGTTACATACAATTTAGTACTGAGTTTCTTCGATGTGACATCTCATGTAATATAGTGGTATATCTTATTAGAATTGGTTATGTCATGGAGTTTTTGAATGGAATGGAAAGGAATACCTTACTCATTAGATACTAAGGGAATAATGGAATCAGTTAATAACATAGCCACAGTAGAGGTAGATAAAATTCCTACTGTTGTTGTGAGTACTTCGTTTTCTTGGGAAACTGTAGTAGCGGCTTTTTTTTCTGCCCTAATTCCATCTCTTATCGCTTGGTATGCATTAAAACATAACTATAGATTAGCTGAGTACCAAAATAAATTAGTGGCTCAAGAAAAATGGATTAGTGATTTTAGAAATATGTTGGCTGAATATATATCTGAGTTAACTATATTTTCTAGTAATATTATTACGCAACCTTATATTATTACATCCGAAGATGAGAAAAAAGCAGAGCTTTGCAAGTATAAACTACTTCTTTTATTGGGCAGTTCTACAGATGCAGAAATTGATTTTGCAAAATCAGTAGTATCAATAAATAATTTAATTATTGAGCTGAAAAAAAGTTTAAGCTTTGCAACTCAAGGAAAAAGAGAACAATCAGAAATATATTCTGAAATAAACTATAAAATTAAAATATTAATGATTAGCCATAGGGATGTAATTATGAGTAAATATGGAAAATATTTATAGTTAACTAAGTTATACATAATTTTTCCAATTTTAACTATCCAGAAACTCCGAAAAACTGATGTAAAGGTTGCGCATTGCGTGGCCTTTTTCGTATATAGCTCCTGCAAATCACTATTAACACGTTTAATTATTGCAACAGCCTTGCAGTTGGCTTTCTATTTAAGAGAGGTAGTTATGAGCAATCAAAATTTAGAAGAGTTAGTTAGTGCATTGTCAGCAAAAGTAGCACAACAAGTGCAACAAATTGTGGAGTTACAAAAACAGCTCGCTGATATGCAAAAGGCAACGAGCTGCGATTTAAATATACTAAGCACGCGAATTACTGCAGTCGAAAGCTTTAGCCGTTAGTACAGTTAGCAAAGCTATTCTTTGCGTGTTGTATAGCTAATTTTTCAATATCTCTTAATGTTAAATTCTCTACAACTTTACCTGTGACATCTATTGTGAAATGGTGGATCGATCCATCCGAACCTCGTAAGGCAATATCTAATGTGTTCTTATCATTAGCTCGGTCCATGCCTGAAACATGAATTAAATTAAATTGCATAAAATTCCTCACACCGAAGTGAATCAGCCAATCCTTCGGCAAGTTTCTCTGGGCTGACTCATCAGTTTAACTTAAGTTTCATATTTTCACGTTTAACTCACTCACATTAATCATCAACGGACACTCCGTAGGGGGTGTATATGCGCATGGAAAAATTAACCAATGCTACCTACGGAACTGCTGGCTTAACTGCCTTTTTTGCAAGTCTCTCATTGTATGAATGGGGATTTGTAATAGGGATGGGATTCAGCATGCTCCTTGGATTAGCAACTTACTTTATGACACAGCGAGAACAGCGGAAACGAACAGCGTTATTTGCTGAATTAGTTCATCGAAATTGTTCTAGTGATCCGCAAGACATAGAAAAGATAGTTGGTGAAATGCTGACTAAAGCTAAAAAGGACATTTAATGAATCTAAAACAGAAAGTAGCAGCAGTTGCGAGTGCCGGTGCGGTAAGTATTGCGCTAATAGTGATTGGTTACTTTGAAGGTGTTCGTTATGAACCTTACCGAGATGTTGCTGGTGTTCTGACTGTTTGTTATGGACACACAGGGAGTGACATTATTCAAGGCAAGACATACACACAGCAAGAGTGTGATGAATTACTGCAGAAAGACTTTATCAGAGCGCAACAACAAGTTGATGTCCTGGTTAAAGTACCGATAGATGATAAAACAAAAGCTTCTCTATATTCCTTTGCCTTTAATGTGGGTACCACGGCCTTTGCACGTTCTACATTGCTAAAGAAATTAAACGCAGGCGATCAGTATGGCGCTTGCGAAGAAATGAAACGCTGGGTTTATGCAGGCGGAAAGGTTTGGCGAGGGTTAGTCAGTCGTAGAGATGCGGAGTCAGCACTATGTCATGGAAACCTGTAATTATCGTTATAAGCTTTATCCTCGTATTACTCATTACGGTCGCTGGTGGTGGTTATCTCTCAATTGATAATTCATGTGCTAACGATAAAGCCAGTTTAGAAAAGCGCTGTCAGATAGCTCTCTCACATCATCGGTACTAATTATGAAGCATTGGAAACTTTACATTGTCATTGTGATAGTGGGAATTGTTGCTGGTGGTTGCGTACTGATTAATGCACAAGCGAAAAGAATTAACGTACTGACAGAAAACAACAAAGAACTGACTACCACACTCGAAGAGCAAAAGGCTATCAATACTGACTATCAAGTGCGTATAGAGCGACTTAATCAGCTTGATATAAGACACACACAGGAGCTTGTTAATGCAAAGAATGAAATTAGTCGCTTGCGTGATATTAGTGAGCGTAATCCTGAGCGGGTGTACATCAAAGCCGAATGTCCAAAGAGCGCTACCACTTCCACCTCCGGCGTGGCTAATGCAACCACCGCCCGACCTACTGACACCGCTATCAGAAATTATTGGTTACTCAGAGAGCGAATTACAGAATCAGAGCAAATAATTAAAGGGTTGCAGGATTACATTAGGCAGGAGTGTGTGAATTAATGGCTATTTTTAAGCGACTCACTAAAGAGCAAATCAAACAAGACTATGATCATTACGCATTATTTATGGGAATAGTGCCAATTTATGTTGGTGATGTTCACGGTCAGTGCCGTGTTGCAGTCTGCAATTGGTGCCCAGAGTGGTTACTAGATTTAGCTGGTCTTATTCATCAATTCACGCCTTACGATGAATGGGTTATCAAAATGGGTAAGCAAATTAAGTAGTCAACAATAAAGCAATACGGGAAATTTAACAATAACGAGCCTCTGAGAAATCAGGGGCTTTTTAATACCTAAAGGAGTGCTAAATGCCTAACTCAATTATGAAATATTTTGAATACCAACATCTACCAGCTCACCTACAAGAAGTTAGTAAGCCGATTGGTGATCTAGCCAAGTTGATGGATGAGCAATTGCCAGATGGGTCCGAGAAGTCAGCAGGTATTCGTAAGTTGCTTGAGGCTAAAGACTGCCTTGTCCGCGCAAAATTAGGTTAACTACGAGCCTCGCAATAGCGGGATGTTTTTAATGCGTCGCATTGTCGCAGTCTCCTGTGTTAGCTATGACCTGCATTACCTCACAGCGAGCGCATAGCGAGAATCAAAAACAATGAATCCACTCAGTTCTAGTACTAGTAGCAACGTCAGCTATGAGAGAAGAAACGGCGTGACTATGGAGAGACATAATTAATTCTACAAACGTCATTCATTGAGTGGCGTTGATAGAGTTTATATAGATAGCCATCAGTTAATCTCTGGTGGCTTTTTTATTGGAGAGCACTATGTCAGATAACACTATTCAATTAAAAGTCTCAGCGGATACAAGTGAGTTAGATAAGCTAGAAGAGCAACTCGCTCGCATTAAGCAACTGATGCAAGATGTAGAGGTAAAGCCTAAATCAACACCACAGTTTGTTGGTAAGTTATTTATCAAAGACCCCTTTATTAATTCTGCAGGACTAAAAGATGTGGCTGTCAGTTATAAGTTAGAGCTGGCCACCAAGGCTCAACTGACAAATTTACGAATGCAAATTGATCGACAAGATATTGCTATCACTGAGTTAAAAAGAGCAATGGCAACTCAGCAACAAGCATGGTCACAAGCGGTGAGTGATTTAACTAACAGAACGTGGTGTAGTCAGAAGTAAGGAGATGGACATGGCTAGTCAAGGCTTTAGGAACCCTAACCAATTCAGAAAACAATTAGAAGAACAATTACAGGATAAGAGCTTAAATCCTAGTGGGTATCAGCCCAAGCATGAGATTAAGAACCCTATCCCGCCCCCAAAGAAACCTTAATCATAATAAATTGATTTTGTTACACATAATTCAAAAGGTACTCCCGGTGGGGTACCCTCTCCACGGGGCGACGCGCACGCGGGAAACGGCGCATTTTTCAATTTTTATCGGTCGTCACCACCAGTATAATTATTTGATAAATATATATTAAAAAAATAACAGTGATGAATTTGCTTGTTTTTTGTTCATCACTATCTCAAAGCTTTAACTCTCATTTTTATTGTTTTACATCTCATTTCACTGCGCATTCACCGCGCAAAATAACCCATAGAACCTTACAGAAAGTCGAACCTGAGAAATCCCGTTAATGGTGTTTCTATGGGGCGGTTATTTCTGGTGAACAGGTTCGCTTTTCTATAAGGATTTACACCATGAGTAATGTAGTCGTTATTCCTGAATTTAATTTTCAAAAAATGGTTATGGCATCTGACGGTAAAGTGTTCACAACGAGTAAAAAGATTGCTGAGTATTTTGGTAAGCACCATAAGAATGTGTTGAAGAAAATAAAGCAAACAATCAGTGATTGCCCTAGTGAATTTGCTAGGCTCAATTTTGAGCCCACTGATTACATTGATAAAAATGGTGATATTCAGCCAATGTATAAGTTATCCAAAGACGGATATATGCTATTGGTAATGAGTTTTACGGGTAAATCAGCAATGCTTATTAAAATAAAATTTATCCAAGCATTTAATTGGATGGTAGATCAAATCAATCGCTGGAAAGGTTTAGGTGAAGAGGCTCAGCATCGGCACGCATTAAAATCTGCTAAGTCGGAGTTAAAAGGTCGCCTTGGTAGCCAGTTAATGAATAAACGTAAGAAAGAAAAGAAAGCATTGCAATTGGAATATGAGCAAATACTTTCACTCACACAACCCAAATTATTATTTGTAGATGAATAGGCCCTAGTGGCCTTTTTTATTATTGAATTCGTTATGATCAGGAGTGGAATAAAACAAATGAAATATGGACAAAGAACTCAAACACCTAAAACTCAATATCAGCCAGATAGCTGCACTTTCTGGTGTCCATCGGCAAACTGCTTCCGCTCGTCTTAATCATTTAGAGCCTGTTGCAGGCAATAGCTCAAATCTAAAACTCTACGCACTCACTGATATTTTATCTGAAATGATGAAGGCGCCAGCCCCTGTCGATAATCAGGAAATGTTACCTCAAGATCGGAAAGCGTGGTATCAGTCTGAGCGGGAGCGTTTGAAGTTTGAACAAGAAGTGGGGGAGTTATTGCCTGCCTCAGACGTTGCACGAGAATATTCAGCACTGGCTAAAGCGATGGTACAAGTGTTGGAAACGTTACCTGACATATTAGAACGTGATTGTGCATTAACACCGACAGCCGTATCTCGTGTTCAAGGTATTATTGATGATCTTCGCGACCAGATAGCACATCAAGTCTTAAGTGATCAATCGGATGGTGAAGAGAGTGATGAGGATGAGTTATGACAGCAACAGTGTCAGCAACCACATTAAGAAAAAATGTGGCACAACTCATTAAAGCACCGAGGCGAATGCCGGTTGCGGATGCTGTGGCAAAATATATGCGCGTGCCTGTGGGAGCGGGTAACTCTGTTCCTTGGGACCCAGCAGTATCCCCTTACATTGTTGAACCTATGAATTGTTTATCGTCACGGCTCTATGATGCAGTGATATTCGTGGGGCCTGCGAGAACAGGAAAGACAGTTGGGTTAATTGATGGGTGGGTAATTTACAATATTGTGTGTGATCCGTCGGATATGTTGCTGGTGCAAATGACGCAAGACAAAGCACAAGAGCACAGTAAAAAACGGCTTTCTCGTACCTTTCGTTGCAGTCCTGAAGTCAGTAAGCAACTCAGTCCTCGTCGTAACGATAATAACGTGTTTGATAAATACTTTTTATCCGGTAGTTTTTTAAAAATGGGGTGGCCATCAATTAATGTGATGTCCTCATCTGACTTTAAATGTGTGGCACTTACCGATTATGACCGTTTTCCCGAAGATATTGACGGTGAAGGGGATGGCTTTTCTTTAGCCTCAAAACGGACAACCACTTTTATGTCAGCGGGTATGACGCTGGTGGAAAGCTCTCCGGGGCGTGATATCACCGATACTAAATGGAGTCGATTATCACCTCATGAAGCCCCACCAACAACTGGAATTTTATCGCTTTATAATCGGGGTGATCGCCGTCGCTGGTACTGGCAATGCCCTCACTGTCACGAATATTTTCAGCCTATTTATGATGCGGTGAAGGGATATCGTGATAATCCTGATCCCGTAGAAGCAAGTGAATCTGCGTATGTGGAATGTCAACACTGTTTAGGTCGTATCGAGCCCCATCAAAAAAGGGATCTCAATAATAAAGGGGTGTGGTTGATTGAAGGGCAGTCCATTGATAAGCAAGGGAAGATCTCAGGCGCAGGGCGTCGTTCTCGTATTGTCTCTTTTTGGATGGAAGGGCCAGCTGCCACTTATCAAACGTTGTCTCAGCTAGTTTATAAATTACTGACTGCAGAACAAGAATACGAATTAACCGGTAGTGAAGAAACCTTAAAAGCGGTCACGAATACAGACTGGGGTTTACCTTATTTACCTCGCACAGCACAAGAACAGCGCCGGAGTGATGAACTCATTAATCGTGTAGAAAACTGGGAAGAGTCAGTTGTGCCAGATGGTGTGCGATTCTTGGTTGCCACGGTTGACGTACAGGGTGGTAAAAAACGTCGCTTTGTGGTGCAAGTGGTCGGTTACGGTGAAAAAGGCGAACGTTGGGTGATTGACCGCTTTGAAATTACCCAATCTCTACGTTATGACAACAATGGCGAATGCCGTCGAATTGATCCAGGCTCTTATCCAGAAGATTGGCAGGTATTAATCACCGATGTACTAGAGAAAACCTATCCACTACAACATTATTCTCATCATGAAATGGGGATCATGATGCTAGGCGTAGACTCTAACGGTGAAGATGGTGTTACTGATAATGCCTATAAATTTTGGCGTCTTTGTCGAAAAGAAGGGCTACATCGTAAAGTTTATCTCTTTAAAGGAGATGGGCATAAACGCAGTAAGTTAATCACTAAATCATTCCCTGATAACACAAGTCGTTCAGAACGGCGAGCTCAAGTTAAAGGGGATGTGCCTCTTTATTTACTGCAAACAGATCAGCTTAAAGACCGGATCAGTTCTGCGTTATCGCGAGATACCATAGGGCCTAATTATATTCATTTTCCTGATTGGCTGGATGAATCGTTCTATGACGAGTTGACGTATGAAGAGCGTGATGAAAAAGGGCATTGGGAAAGACCGGGTCGAGGCGCTAATGAGGCATTTGACTTGATGGTTTACGCCCATGCCTTAGTGATATTGAAAGGGTATGAAGGTGTCAATTGGGAGAAACCGCCAAAATGGGCGAGGTTGCCTGATGTTGCTCTTTCCTCACCTCCTTCAATTACCGATATCGCCTCAGAACCCGAAATAAAACCCTCACTAGAAACTCAACAACAGGAAACGCCTGCGGTATCTGCATGGGCACCGGTATCAAACAGCGGAGGCTGGATATGACGAAAGAAGAAATTGAACACATGATTGAGCAATACCGTTTAGCAGAAGAGGCGGTATTAAAAGGCAAATCCATCACCTTTAATGGACAAGCCATGACAATGGAAAATCTCAATGAGATCATTAAAGGTCGTGAGCGTTGGGAATCACGTTTATCGGCATTGATATCGAGAAAACGAGGCAATCCAATGTATAAATTAGCGAGGTTTAGATGACATTATTAGACAACGCCATTGGTTATTTCGCCCCAAACTGGCAAGCCTCGCGCCTTCGCTCTCGTTTACAAATTAAAGCCTATGAAGCCGTTTTACCCACTCGTACTCATCCCGCTAAACGTGAAAATCGCAATGGTAACCAACTGACTCAATTTGGTGGCACATCATTACGGGAGCAAACGCGGTGGCTAGATAACAATCATGATATCTCTATCGGTATTCTCGACAAGATGGAAGAGCGCATTGTCGGGGCAAAGGGCATTATTGTTGAGCCACAACCTCTCGATGGTGCAGGGCAAATTCATGAGAATTTAGCCTCGCAAATTCGTCAAGCTTGGGCAGAGTGGTCAGTATTACCCGAAGTGACAGGGCAATTTAGTCGCCCTGTGCTAGAGCGTTTACTGGTCAGAACTTGGCTACGGGATGGTGAGGTATTTGCTCAACTTGTCAAAGGCAAAGCCAAGGGATTAGATCCTCAAGCCAATATCTATTTTTGGCTCGAAGCGTTAGAGCCTGACTTTGTGCCGATCCACATGAATATGCCAGAAAGTAAGATTATCCAAGGTATTAAATTCAATGAATGGGGGCGCCCCATTGGGTATCAGGTATATAAAAACCTCCCTCAATTTAGTGCCAATCTAGGTGATATCAAAACCATCGATGCCGAAAATATGTTGCACCTGAAATTCACTCGCCGGCTCCATCAAGCGCGAGGTGTCAGTTTGTTTTCGGGGATTTTAATGCGCTTAAGTGCGTTAAAAGATTATGAAGATGCGGAATTAACCTCCGCACGTATCGCAGCTTCATTGGGCATGTACATCAAGAAAGGGGATGCAGGTTCCTTTCCTGACGGCGAATACGATGAAGATGAGCAACGTAACATCGATATTCAACCGGGTATGATTTACGACGGATTAAAACCGGGTGAAGAAGTGGGCATGATCAAATCAGACCGCCCCAATCCTAATCTACAAACCTTTCGCAATGGGCAATTACGTGCGGTTTCTGCAGGCAGTCGGGGCAGTTATTCCAGTATCGCCCGTGACTATAACGGTACTTATAGTGCTCAGCGACAAGAGCTGGTGGAGTCGTTTGAAGGTTATAACATTTTTCAAGACACCTTTGTGGCGGGTATTAGCCGTCCGATGTATCGCAATTGGTTAAAAATGGCGATAGCCAGTGGTGTGATCGCAGTGCCTCCTGATGTTGACGTTAAATCACTGTTTAATGCGGTTTACAGTGGCCCTGTGATGCCGTGGATTGATCCAAAGAAAGAGTCTGAGGCATGGAAAACCTTATTACGTGGTGGTGCATCGACAGAAAGTGACTGGATACGTGCTAAAGGAGGAAACCCTGCAGATGTGAAACGCCGTCGTAAAACCGAAATTGACGAAAATAAACGATTAGGACTGGTATTTGATACTGATCCTTCTAATGACAAAGGGGCACAAGATGCTAAGCAACAAGAACTTGATGACGATGCCTAAAATGTCGGGGCCAGTAAATCAAAAAAGCTGGTTTCGGATGCAGGCTAAAGAAGACCAAACCGCGGATATCTATATTTATGATGAAATCGGTGGTTGGGGAATTAGCGCACGACGGTTTACGGAAGATTTAATCTCACTAGGGAATCTTAGTCATATCAACCTTCATATTCACTCGCCGGGTGGTGAGGTATTTGATGGTATCGCCATTTATAACCAACTTAAAAACCATTCCGCGACGATCACGGTTTTTATCGATGGTTTGGCCGCTTCAATGGCTTCGGTTATTGCCATGGTGGGTGACACGGTCATTATGCCGAAAAATGCCATGATGATGATCCACAAACCGTGGGGCGTTTCATGGGGTGACGCGAATGATATGCGTGAATATGCTGACTTGCTCGACAAGTTAGAAAATGTACTTATTCCTGCTTATGTCGCTAAAACTGGAAAAACGACAGAAGAAATTACCGCCATGTTAGAGCAGGAAACATGGCTTGATGGTGACGAGTGTGTTGAGCATGGTTTCGCCGATAAAGTGATTGAGCCAGTAAAAGCAATGGCAAGTCTTACATCTAAACGAATTGAGGAGTTTTCATCTATGCCAAGTGCAATCAAAAATCAAATTAAACCTAAAAATACCACCAGTCCTATACAACCTCATCCAACTCCAGTGCCAGCTCCGGAGCCACAACCTAGCGCCACCTATGCTGACGAGCAAACGCGCTTAAATGGGATAAAAGATTTATTTGCCATGTTTGGTGGTCGTCACAATGATTTGATGATCACTTGTTTAGCGGATGTGAGTTGCTCTGTTGAGAAAGCGCGTGAGCAATTACTCAATACTGTTGCACAACAACAAAATCCTGAGCCATCAAATAAAGATAATGCACACATTTACGCAGGAAACGGCAATATCGTGGGTGATAGTGTGCGCGCCTCCGTGATGGCGCGTGCGGGTTATCAGGATTATGAAAAAGATAATGCCTTTAATAGTATGACATTGCGTGAATTAGCACGCGCATCACTGACAGAGCGCGGAGTCGGTGTGGCTACGTATAATCCGATGCAAATGATTGGTATGGCGTTTACGCATAGCACGTCTGATTTCGGTAATATTTTACTTGATGTGGCGAATAAAGCGATTTTACTCGGGTGGGAAGAAAACGACGAAACCTTTGAAAAATGGACGAAAAAAGGACAACTTAGTGACTTTAAAACCGCACATCGTGTTGGTCTAGGTGCGTTCCCTTCATTACGCCAAGTGCGTGAAGGCGCTGAATATAAGTACGTCACGCTGGACGATAAAGGCGAAACTATCGCGCTGGCGACTTACGGTGAGTTATTTAGTATTACTCGTCAAGCCATCATCAATGATGACATGAATATGCTGACGGATGTGCCAATGAAGTTCGGTCGTGCAGCTAAAGCCACTGTTGGTGATTTGGTGTATGCGGTGCTCATCGATAATGAAAAAATGAGCGATAAAAAAGCACTGTTTAGTGCCGATCATAAAAACATGATCACCGGCGGGATGGATGTAGAAACCATCAGTGCGGGTCGCACTGCTATGCGTCAACAAAAAGAAGGTGAGCGTACACTCAATATTCGTCCTGCCTTTATGCTGGTGCCAACTACACTAGAAACACAAGCTATCCAAGTGGTTAAATCAGGTAGTGTGAAAGGCGCAGATGTTAATGCCAATATTATTAACCCAGTCCGTGATTTAGCGGAAATTATTGCTGAGCCTCGTTTAGATGATGCGAGCGAGAAAGATTGGTATATGGCCTCACGTCAAGGTAGCGACACCATTGAGGTGGCGTACTTAAACGGAATCGATGTGCCGTATATTGACCAACTTGAAGGTTTTACCTCAGACGGTGTCACCACAAAAGTGCGTATTGATGCGGGTGTAGCGCCAGTTGATTATCGTGGTCTGCTGAAAGTTTCCGGTAAATAAGACGTCTTTTTTCTTCGTTTTATCCTGATGCCCTGATGGGCTTTTTTTATATCTAAAATCGGGTGTTTCGGCATCGGAAGGAGTTTTTATGGCTAAAAATTATGTACAAGCAGGAAACACCATCGCCATACATAACACCACTCAACATATGATCAAAAGTGGTCAGCTAGTTTTTGTGGGGAAAGTTGCCACGGTTGCATTGACCGATATTGCAATAAAAAGTGTGGGGAATGGGATCACCGAAGGTGTCTTTTTACTTAACAAAAAAGTAGGGATCACGCTAAAAGCAGGCACAGTAGCGTTGGTCAAAAATAATGAAGTTGTGGAGACAGAAGGCATGCCAGCAGGGATGGTATGGCAGGATGTTGAAGCTTCTGACAGCGCGATTGCAGTGAAATTAAATATTGCTATGCCTAAACAAGAATAGAAGAAGGAAAAAATGAGTGTATTTGAGTATTTGCGTTATCAAATGGATAGTCTTACTGCAAAACGTATTGGAAAAAGTATCAGAATAAATGGGATCGTTTATCAAGCCATTAATGCTTATTTTATGGCTGAATTAGGCCCAATTCAAGGCGATAGCGTGAGCTATATCGTGTTTTCCCAAGATTATCATCCTCAACGTGGTGATGAGGTTGAAGTGGATAATCACTTTTATAAAGTGACTCGCTATCAACAATTTAATGGAAAACCGCATATATGGGTAACATAAGGAACAAATATGAAAGGACTCGATCAAGCAATAAAAAACCTGAACAGCATCAATGGTCAAATGGTTCCTAAAGCAACGGCACAAGCGATTAATCGTGTTGCAACGCGGGTGATCAGCCATAGTGTAAAGCGAGTAGCGAAAAAAACAGGTGTACCACAGCGATTAATTAGACAACGAGTCAAACTCAATAAAGCTAAAAATAATTACACAAAGCCTCGTGCAAGGATGGTGATAAACCGAGGCAACTTACCGGCTATTGCATTAGGTAAAGCTCGACTTCAACTGTCTCGAAAACAACGTTATCAAAAACATCAGGGGAGCGTTCTCAAAATTGGGAAATTTTCTTTTCCTAATGCCTTTATTCAGCAACTTAATAACGGGCGCTGGCATGTTCTTCAACGTGTTACAAAGGATCAATATCCCATTAATGTTGTAAAAATTCCTCTCGTTACACCTCTAACCCAAGCTTTTCAAGAAGAGACTCAACGATTAATGCATTCAGAAATGTCGAAAGAAATGGGGTATGCATTGAAGCAACAATTGAGACTCTATATTAACGAGAGGACGAGATGAGTAAACATGCTCAAATACGACAGAAAGTGAAAGACGCAATAATACCTTATGTAACGGGGGCGACATTTTTTGATGGGCGTCCCTTTTTTATTGATGCACAAGAATTACCCGCCATTGCGATTTATTTAACAGATGCGATTTCGATTAGCGATACGCTTGATGCAGATAGTTGGCAAGCGATTATCCATATCACTATTTTTCTTGAAGCGAAAAACCCAGATACCGAATTAGATCAATGGATAGAAACGCTAATTTATCCTGCTTTGAATACGCTACCTTCGCTCACCTCTTTAATTGATGTTATGACACCTCATGGTTATGACTATCAGCGCGATGACGATGTTGGCTTATGGTGTTCTGCTGATCTTACCTACCACATACAGTATGTATTGTAAGGCGATTATGACGACAACCTCACTGACACCGATTAAAGGTACAGGTACCACATTATGGCTTTATCTTGGTGAAAATAACCCATTGGAAGCCCCTTTTTCAGATACAGATTGGATAAAAATAGCCAAAGTGAAAGAACTTCAACCCGGAGAAATGACTGCTGAAAGCCAAGACGACACTTATCTTGATGATGAAAATGCGGATTGGAAAATAACTACGCAAGGTGAAAAATCAGCCGGTGAAGCGAGTATTACACTGGCATGGTTACCTAATGAATCAGGGCAAAAAGAGATCATTCGTTGGTTTGATAAAGGAAGTGTTCGTTACTATCGCATTCGTTTTCCTAATGGTGCTGTCGATATTTACCAAGGCTGGGTAAACGCATTAGGTAAAACCGTCACCGCTAAAGAAATGATCACTCGCACAATTAAAATTACCAACAACGGCCGTCCTACATTAGCTGAAATTTTACCTAACCCACCTGTAATAATAAAAACAGTGACTCAACCCACTGAAGAATAGGAATAAATTATGTTTTTAAAACAAAAAACACTCAATTATGGTGAAAACAATATTGTGATACATGAATTATCAGCATTACAGCGTGTTGAGTATTTCGATTTTCTTGTTGAACAATCAGAACATAAAGCGCCAGAGAAAAACAATGATGACATTAAACGCACCGCTTTTTATTTACGTTTATCTGTAGAGGCAAATGCTTGGTTAGTTTCTTGTTCATTGCAACAACAAGGATCTCAAGAGGTAAATGATATTTACAAAGAGGTTATTAATACATGGCCTCCTAGCATGTTAGAAAGTGTGGCAAAAGAAGTATTATTACTGAGTGATATGTTACCCAGTAACCCATCATCCAAATCTTCTCCTCCAGAAAAAAATGGAGAACCCACATCTTATGAGTCATTAGAAAAGTAAGAACCCGCGAACATCAATTCATTTTACGTTTAGCTCATGAATTTAGGCGATTAGATTGGCATAAAATGCTAAGTGAAATGTCGTCTAGTGAACTTGCGGACTGGGGGCGTTATTTCGGTGAAGTACCGTTTACGCTCCCTTTTTATGATTGGGCGTTTGCGGGATTAAACTGCACCATAATGACGGCATTAACAGGGAAGGAAAATTGTTCATTAACCGACTTCACCTTATTGAATAAGGAAAATAGTGACGAAATGAAGGCTGAAACAATGATGACAATTAGCGAAGGAATGGCAGGTGGAATAAGGTATGAGCCAACAAATAGCCGATCTCACTATTAATTTAAGTGCGGATACCGCTGAGTTTGGTCAGCAAATGGGGCGTGTGGAACGTCAACTGCAAGAAACCGCAGAAAAAGCCGAAGCCAGTCAACGACGTATGGCTCAATGGATTGAACAACAGGCTCAATCTGCTCGCAGTTCAGCAGAGAGTACTGCGCAGTCCCTTCAAGAACTTAACAATCAACAAGAAATTTCTCAGCAACAACGAGCGGATTATTATCAGCGGATTGCAAAGGAAGAAGCGCGTGTAGCTATTGAATCACGCAAACAAGCCGATGCTTTTTTAGAGCAAGCCCAAAGTGTTGGTCAAACGAGAAATGCGCTCGAACAACTCACGGAGGTTTTAAAAAAATCAACAAAGGCTTATGATAAGCTTAAAATTACAGGTGAGCAGTTTGCCGGAATTCAGAATGTCACTCAATCAAGAATAAAGGCGATACAAGATCAACAAGATGCGAATACTGAAAAATACTACAAACAAATCGAAGCCGTTAAAGGATTATCAGGTAGCACATCAGCATTAAGAGCGATTCAGGCTCAGTTAAACCAAGAAGTGAAAAAAGGCACTATCCATCAGCGCGATTATCAGGTGCTTATTTCTGCCATTACCTCAGAGTCAATGAAGTTACGCCGAGAAGAAGAGTCTCTAACACAACAAAAAACACGGTTTATTCAGCGACTAAAAGAACAGGTTGCCACTCAAAATTTAAGTCGTGAACAGATGTTGCGTTATCAAGCTTCTCAACTTGGTGTCAGTTCTTCGGCAGAAATTTATATTCGTCGATTATCTGAATCGAACAAAGAAACTAAAGAGTTTGATAAAAACAGTAAGTCATTATCTGGTCGTCTTCAAGGTATTGCCAACTCCTTTAATATGGGCTCACTGGTTCGCGGTGGTATTTGGGGAGGAATTACTGCCGGTTTAACGGGCGTTGCAAAATTAGCTTATGATGCAGAAAGAGAGTTTTCCCAATTTAACAAGCAGTTAATATTAACGGGTAACTACGCAAATAAATCCGCGAGTCAATTAAATGAAATGGCACGGACACTGGCTGGTGGCGGTATTACGCGTGGTAAAATGGCATCATCCATTTCGAGTGTTGTCGGTACAGGCGTATTTTCAAATAATGAGATTTCCCGTGTTTCAAAAGCGGCCGCACAGATGAATTACATCACAGGGCAGGCGATTGATACCACGATTGATCAGTTTAAACGCTTGCAAGATGAACCACTTAAAATGTCGCTTGAATTAGAAAAAGCGAACCACCACCTCACCGCATCTCAATTGGAGCAAATCCGAACTCTCGAATTACAAGGCAATAAAACTGAAGCGGCTCGATTAGCGATTGATGCTTATGCACAATCTATCAATGATGGTGCTAATGATATTATTGAGAATCTTGGGTATTTAGAGTCAGCATGGGTAAGTATAAAAAATACAGCTAAAAAAGGCTGGGATGCCATGCTCAATATTGGGCGTACAGAGACATTAAACGATCAAATTAGAGAGCAAGAGTCATTATTAAAGAGCCTCAGTAATATTGTGATAACTCCTCAATATCGTCTTGATGAAATCAGAGCAAAAATCGCCACTTTAAAAGAGCAAGTGAGCGATATTGATCTTAAGAATGCACAAAAACAAGCAGAAGTGGTGGCAAATCAATTAGAAGTGAACCAAATCAGATTACAAGAGAAATGGCGAAGTTTTTATAGTTGGGAAACACAACGGCTAAAAAAATTAGCTGAATTAGAAAAAGAGAAATATGCCTTAACCAAAGATCAGTATGAAGAAGCTAAAGCGATGATCAATTATCGATTAAGAGATCGTCAAATACCAGGAAGGGGACGAGGAAGTGATAATCGCATCTCTGCTGGAAAGCGCGAAGAGGAGAACGCCTCGCGTGATTTATTCGCATTACAAGCCCAGCTTGATGTACTCAGAAAACATCACAATACGCATCAACAAATTAGCCAACAACGTAAAGACTTTCAAAAACAACAAGCGCAATTTACCCTCTTAGAACAAGCTTCTCAGTCTCGACAATTAACGGTAACTGAAAAATCGTTATTAGTTCACAAAGATAATATCCTCTCACAAAAAGAAAAATTAGCATTAATTGGCGATGAAATCGCATTACAGCAACGCGTAAACAAGATGCAAGCGCAAGCTGAAAAATATCTCACTCAACAAATTAAAAAACGTCGAGCAATAGAGGCAAACGCAGGACTTTCTCGCCAAGAAACTCAACGAAATAATCAGCGAGAACAACTATTAACAGACAATAAAGATAATCCCCAATTATCCATGATGGTCGCAGAGCAACAAAAAATATTTGAAGCGGAGGACGATCAACGAAGCAACTGGTTAGCAGGGGCGAAAAGTGCGTGGGCTGATTATCGTGAGACAGCATTAGATGTTAACACGCAAGTTAAAAATGCCACATCAATGGCATTAGACGGATTTAGTGGCCAGTTAACAGATGTATTAGTAGAAAGAGAAGCCGATTTTAAAGCATTCACTAAATCGATATTTAAAATGATCACGAATATCTTAGTTAAAATGGCTTTAATAAAAGGTCTAGAAGCCTTCGGTTTTGGTAGTTTTAGTGCACCTGTCGCTAATGCAAAAGGTGGTGTTTATTCCTCATCAAGCCTTAGCCGTTATAGTGGGCATATTGTTAATCGCCCTACATTATTTGCTTTTGCTAAAGGTGCAGGAGTGATGGGTGAAGCTGGGCCAGAAGGTATTTTTCCTCTTCGCCGAGGGATTGATGGCAAATTAGGCGTTGTTGCTAAAATACCGAATCAAGGTGCAGGATTCACTCAAATTAATAATGTCACTATTCAAAATGAAAGCAGTCATGGGCAAATAGGGCCTCAAGTGTTGAAAAAAATCTATGAAATCAGCAAGCGAGGTGCTCAAGATTACATTTTAAATCAGCGTCGTGACGGTGGTGGAATATAGGAGGTATATGGACGTTTTTAAATGGAAAGTGAAGCCTGATATGACCAGAGTATCTGAACCTAGAGTGAAATCGGTAAAATTGGGGGAGGGTTATGAACAACGACGACCTGACGGGTTAAATTCTAATACAGTCAAATATAATGTCACATTTCTATCGACACACGCTGAATCACAAGAAATCGATAGTTTTTTAGCAAAACATCAAGGTGTTAAAGCCTTTCTTTGGCAACCTCCATACCAAGCTGACTGTATCAAAGTGATTTGCCGTAAATGGTCAGAAAAAGTCAAATTAATGCGCAGTGAAATTGAAGCCGAATTTGAGCAAGTGGTTAATTAATAAAATTAATTATTACTGTGTAATCAGTCTGAAAATAAAGGATAGAAGAGGAAAATGATTTTTTTGTCTCTGATACATGTATAGAGTATGCTTACATTTTTCTTTTATAGCGAGATTAGTGTGGGAGAATTAATAATGTCGAAATTCACTTTAGAGGGTAATGAAGATTTACCTGCTGTGTTTGGTGGCTATTTAGTGATTTTAAAAGACAATAAAGAGCTTGCGGTTGTGAGTGTACCTTCATTCAATTTACTTGCTGATAGATATAGAGATAGTGTCATTGAAAATGATGATTCATTTGAAGATGATGAGGGTAACGAATATATGATAAATATTTATTCATCAAATACAGGTATCGATTGGAATTTAGAAATTGGATCACAGAATGAGGAGATATTAAACCATATAAAAGTGGAGTATCAACCCAATGACTACTAATAATCCATTTTATAATATATTTCGATCAGGGATTGAAAATATAAGAAATCAAAGCAAAGATCCTTTCCATAATAAATTATATTATTCTAATGTGATCAGCTTAATGGAACAGTATTTATCAGGCTTATTTATCAATGAGATTACAAAAAATAGAAAATATCTGATTAAATTATCTTCTCATGGGAAATTTAATGCCGATAACCTACCGTTAGTTAAAGCAATAAATCTATCAATGAATGATATTGATAATATTCTTATTGATAAGATGAAAAATTTAGTTTGGCATCGCTTAAATGATATAGAAGGATACTTTAAACATGTTTTTAATATCAAGTTTAACATCAGTAGAGAATTACTTTCTTTATTAGAAACGAGACATGATCTTATCCATAGGAATGGGTTTAATATGGATGGTCAAGAAACAAAAATCACAGAAGATAAACTGGTAAATTGTATTAGGGTTGTTGAAGATTTTATAAATGATATTGACAAAAAATATAATTCATTTCTTAACTCTCATTGATAAATAATTATTGTATTTAAATGCTCACTTTTTTATTAATTTAAGCTAGTAATAAAATAATTATCTACGATATATTTTATAAAATAATCGGAGGCATTTATGGATAGAATTACATTTTGGGCTATGATGGGAACTTCATATAAATCAAAGCCAAAACCCAATGAGAGTTGTGAAGAAAAAATAATAAACCGAAATGTATTATTGTGACAAGAAAATTCAGTGTATTACTATCAGTGGATAGACGAAGAATAAAATAATTAGAATTGTAATTATTTATGCCTTTAATAAAATCTAATTATTAATATAAGCCAAACTAGTCTATTCTATAGTTAAAATTATTTCTTTTATTCTGGAGGATTTATGCGAATTTTCGGTGCCATATTAATAGCCTTTGGATTATTGGCTATTATCTATGCATTAAATATGAGTGTAACAGTAAGAGTTTCATCAGATTATGGTGAAATAAATAACATGGGATTAATTGCAAGTAAAAATAATACCCTAATGTTAGGATGTTTTATCACATTAATGGGTTTTATTTCATACTGCACAGCTATTATAAAAGAAACTATCGAAAAGAGTGTTCTAGGTGGCTTTATTCATAACAATAATAAAGTTGAGATAATAGGAAGTAAAAAGCCTGATGCTCTTGAAGATAAAGAAGAATATGAAGTACCTGAAAAGGTTGATATAAAATCTTTATTAATACCTAAAAAAGATGGTTTTATGATTGATGATGAGTCAATTGCAAAACTTGCACTAAGTATTACTCAGCATAATCCTGATGTGAAAAAGGAAAATTTATTTCTACATTGCGAAGAGTTAATAAATAATATTGAATCCTCTTTACCTTCTGAAGTACGAATAACATTTATTCGACGTATAAAGTATTGGTTGGAAAATTAAAAAATATTGTGATACAGACCCGCTTCGGCGGGTTTTTTATTGGAGCTAATATGCAACATATTCCTCCTGAAATGCGAATTAGTGTTACCGAACTCTCCTCCACTGATGCTTTACTTGAGCTTTATGAATTTGACTTAACCAAAATAGGCGGTATTCGGTACCGCTTTTTTGATGGACTCAATCAGCGTAAAGAGCCGTTAATCTGGCTGGGAAATACCTATGAGTCTTACCCTGTAAAAGGTGACGGATTTTCATTTAATGGTAAAGGGCCATCAGGGCGACCCACTATTACATTGTCTAATTTATTCGGGCTGATTACCGGTATTGCCAGTCAGTTAGATAGTGCAATTGGTGGGCTGGTGGTACGTCGCATTGTCAGCACCCAATTTTTAGATGCGGTAAATTTTCCTCAAGGCAATCCTAACGCTGACCCTTCACAAGAGATTGTGACACGCTGGATCATTGAGCAGATGACTAGTTTAAATTCAGTAACCGCTACCTTTATGTTGGCGACACCCAGTGAAACCGACGGATTGATGCTTCCTGGTCGCGTTATTTTGTCGGATATCTGTCCTTGGGGATATCGCTCTGAAGAATGCGGATACAAAGGGCCTCCTGTTGCCGATGAATGGGGAAAGCCAACCACCGATCCATTAAAAGACAAATGCGGTAAGCGCCTTAGTGATTGTAAGTTACGAAAAAACGAATCACGTATAGGCGCGTTTGTCTCCACTTCCCGTATAGGTAATAGTTAATTCCCTCCTAAGGTGTTTCTTATGATTGGACAAGCAATTTTGGCGCATGCAAAAGAGCAAGCGTCATTGGAGGCGTGTGGCTTATTGATAAGTACTGCTCAGGGCGAACAGTATTTGCCTTGTGTTAATCAGCATGCCGATCCGAAAAACCACTTCACGATTTCTTTTGATGATTTTATTCGTGCTGAACAACAGGGCGAGGTGATTGCGGTTGTGCACAGTCATCCTGACGGTCAGCATTATCTCAGTTCCTTAGATCGGCAACTGCAGGTGAACAGCGCATTGCCGTGGTGGGTGGTCTGTGATGAAAAAATTCACTGCTATCAACCAGTTCCTCATCTATTAGGTCGCCAATTTATTCATGGCTCAACAGACTGTTATGGGTTGTTTCGAGATGCTTACCATTTAGCAGGACATGATCTGCCTGATTTTGAGCGTCACGATAATTGGTGGCGACAAGGCAAAGAGTTATATCTCGATAATATGATAAGCAGTGGTTTTCGGCAGGTGAAAAAAGAGGCGCAACCCGGCGATATTATTTTGTGTTGCTATGCCAGCTCTCGTGCTAATCACGCGGGGATCTATTTAGGCAACCAAACGATTTTGCATCACATTCCAAACCAACTGAGCAAACGCGAGGAGTATAACGAACGATGGCAACGAATGACGCACTCAATCTGGCGTTACCGCGATTGGCAACCTTCCGATTTTACGGGAATTTGCAACGATTTGGACGTCGCTTTGATTTAAATGTCAGTACCGCTTCTGAAGGGCTTCACGCGCTTTTTATTCAAATTCCAGCCTTACGTTTAGCGATTCGGGATGGTTGGTATCAAGTCCGCATTGCCGGTACCGATATTTCCCCGCAAGAAATTCATCAAAAATTCAATGAAGCTTTACCTGATAATGCGGTCGTCCATATTGTGCCGAAATTATCAGGCGCTAAAAACATCGGTGTTTTTCAGTTTGTTGCGGGTGCTGCCTTATTTTCATTGGGATGGTGGGGGCCTGCGTGGATTTCCGCAACAGTGGCCACTTCCTTAATGGCGGGTGGTGCTGCAATGATGATTGGTGGTGTCGCTCAAATGCTGATCCCTTCCCCTAAGCCACCTAATTTATCTCGTAGTGATGAAGAAAAAGGCAATACCTATTTTAGTAATCTTGATAACGCGGTTGCTCAAGGAATGCCAGTTCCTATTGCGTATGGCGAAATCATGTGTGGTTCACGGGTTATTTCACAATCTGTTGAAATTATGGATGACAGTGATGGTGAAGATATCGATGCCGGCAAACACGGTGGTTAAGAGGAGTTTGTATTATGGGTAAAGGTGGTGGTGGTCAAAAAACACCGTATGAGGCACCAAACGATTTAACATCACGCCAAAAAGCCTCATTAATTGATTTAATCAGTGAAGGCCCAATCGAAGGGCCGATCCATGTTCAAGGCTCAATGGATGATTTAGGGTGTATTTATTTAGATGATACACCGGTGATAGACGGTTCTGGCAATAGCACCATTAATGGGATGTATGCACAATGGCGGGCGGGTACATTAGAACAACCGGCGATGAGTGGCTTTACGGCATCTGCGAATGAAGTGCCAGTAGGGATTGAGGTTAAATATAATTCGCCCGTTACACGTACCATCACCTCACCCAATATTGACCGCTTACGCCTGACTTTTGGCACACAAGCGCTGGTTGAAACCAAAGATAATGGTGATCGTGTACCCACTTCTGTTCAATTACAAATCCAAGTTCAGCGCAACGGGGCATGGATAACAGAGAAAAATGTCACGATTAATGGTAAACGCTCTAATTCGCCTTATTTAATGGCGGTTGTGTTGGATGATTTACCGCCCGTTCCGTTTAGTGTACGCATGATCCGTATCACTCAAGACAGCACCTCTGACAAAATTCAAAACAATACCGTCTGGTCGAGCTATTCTGAGTTAGTGGATATTTCACAAACTTATCCAGGGTCTGCAGTTGCTGGATTAATGTTTGATAGTGAACAGTTTGGTAATAAATTTCCTCGCCGTAATTATTTAATTAAAGGTCGTATTATTCAGGTGCCGAGTAATTATGATCCGGATAAACGGATTTACTCAGGTATTTGGGATGGTACTTTTAAACCGGCATTTACCAACAACCCCGCGTGGGTATTATGGGATTTATTAACCCATCCGCGCTATGGCATGGGGAAACGTCTCAATATCAGTGAGGTCGATAAGTTCGCTCTGTATGCAATCGGTCGTTATTGTGATGAGCAGGTTGATGATGGGTTCGGTGGAAAAGAGCCCCGCATGACGTGCAATGCTTACATTACGGATATGCGTAAAGCCTATGATGTCATGGGCGATATGTGTGCCATGATGCGCATTATGCCTGTCTGGAATGGGAGAACATTAACTTTTATTCAAGACAGACCGTCTGATGTGGTGTGGCCTTATACTAACGCCAACGTGATTGATGGTAACTTTCAGTATAGTTTTAGTGCATTAAAATCGCGTCATACTGCTGTCGAGGTTCGCTTTATTGATCCCGATAATGGCTGGAAAACCAGTGTCGAGTTGGTTGAGGATGATGCCAGCATTGCCCGCTTTGGGCGTAATGTGATGCGCGTCGATGCCTTTGGTTGTACTAGCCGAGGACAAGCCCATCGTCATGGTCTTTGGTTATTAACGACTGAAAAATTAGAGACACAGACGGTTGAGTTTACTGTCGGTAGTGAAGGTTTACGCCATATGCCGGGTGATATTATCGAAATTGCTGATAATTATTATGCGGACAATCAAATTGGTGGACGCCTAACACACATTGATTATGCCTCTAAAACGTTAACTTTAGATCGCAATATCGACACACCCAAAAGCGGTAAATCAAGTGTCACACTTATCAATGCACAAGGTGATCCGCAATCTTATGAAGTGCTGAACTATCCCGCATCCAATCAAATAAAGCTGGATACCTTACCGTCAGGGTTACGAGAGGGAGGGATTTGGACATTAACGCTCCCATCTTTACGTCGTCGACTATTTCGTGCCATCAGCTTGGCAGACAACGGTGATGGCAGTTTTACCGTTATTGCTGTGCAACATATACCTGAAAAAGAGGCGATCGTTGATAAGGGCGCTAAGTTTGAGCCAAAACCCGATACACCATTAGGTGGGTTTATCCCACCGGTTGAAAATCTTTCTGTAGATATCGAATCGGACGCGAGCGCGTGGCAAGTTGAAGCCAGTTGGAATACGCCTTATTCCAGTCGAGGAGTCGATTTTTTATTAAAACTCACTACAGGTGATCGCATTGTCGGCACTGCGTCAACCACTGACACGATGTATCGTTTTGGTGGTTTACCTCAAGGAAATTATGTCTTATCCGTCGTCCCTCAGAACGATCGGAAACAAAAAGGCGATGTGGCCACAACCTCATTTGCCATTAACCCACCATTGCCACCGAGTTATATTGAAGTGGAGTCGGGTTATTTTAGCTTGGGGATTATTCCGCGTTCTAGTGGTCAAAATAGTCTACGTGCACAGTATGAGTTTTGGTTTTCAGAAAAACAGATCACGGATATTCGCGAAGTGGAAAGTCGTGCTGAATATTTAGGTGTTAGTTCTATGTGGGTTATACAAGGGCGTAATCTAAAAGCAGGGCATACCTATTATATTTATGTTCGTAGTGTGAATGCCGTAGGGTATTCAAAATTTGTGGAAGGAAGAGGGCAACCGGAGAGCCACACTCGAGAAATATTAGAGAACTTAAATAAAGAATTACAAGACACCCAAGCATGGAAAGCACTGAGTGAAACTGTCGATTGGAATGAAACCACTGTTAAAAGACTACGTTATAATGAGTACCGCTTATCTCGGAAGTTTGAAAAATACAGCGAACAGACAGAAACGGACATTAAAGAGATCCGAACTCAAATAGAAAACACGGAAGCGGATATTATTACCCAAAAGGAAGCTATTTCCTCGATAACACAAGCTCAATCAACTTATCAACAACAGGTTCAAGCCAAGTTTAATCAGCAGTCAGGTATTGTTAATCAAAAGATGAATGCACAATTTACGCAATCAGGTGGATATGCGAGGCATTCAATGAACATTACCATTATGCAAGATAATATTAAATATAATGCTGGTGGCCTTGTGGTAAGCGCTGAAATTAAAAATAAGAAGATCACTTCCTATATTGGATTTAATGCGAATAACTTTGCCTTTTATAATCCTGAAAATAACCAAATGGAACTGTTTATGTCAGCAAAAAATGGACAGTTTTTTATTCGAGATGCGTTAATTGATAAAGCTATGATCAGAAGATTAGTCTTATCAGAAGCCATTACTTCCAATAATTATTATCCCGAGGAGTCCGGTTTTATTATTGACGTAAAAAATAATAAATTAGAATTTTATGGCGGTAATGGCGGTACTTCCCTCACAGAACAAAATTTATATGTCAAAGATGAGTTTGGAAATAACGTTGTTATTATTGGTGATATCAGCAATGAAGAATAAATACGGTATATTGGTTAGATCAGCAGTCTATGATATGGATTTATTAAATACTATCGACAGAGTAGGAAGAATAGTCGGTTATCATGATATAACACCCATCCCGCGACATATTCAAAAAGAATATATTTTTGATCATCAAGATTTAAATAAGTATGGCAAGGTTTTCGCTTGGTTTGGCTCGGCATTTTTGATGGGATTGGCAGGTGATATTAAATTAGAGATAAATAATGGGATCATAAAACTTGAATTAAAAAATATGTATACCAATGGATTTGATGGTGAATATGAAGATATTATAAAACTCTACTATGGTGTTTATTAATGAAAAATAAATATGGAATAGTCATCCGCGGTGAAAATAGGCAAGTTCAGATCGATAGCCATAATCAAGTGATGTGCTGTCTTGGTAAAAGAGTCATAAGAATGGCTGGTGGAATAACATCAAATAATGAAGGTTATAGCCAAGAATTTAAAATTCCACCGCATCCCAACACAAAGTTATTGGCAATATCACCTAAACATGCATTTATTAAGGTCACTTCAAGAATTGTAAATAACAAGATGAAAGCGGTTTATATATCACAACCTTGCTATGATTTAGAGGGTATTGTTGATATTTATGAGTTTGGTGATCAGCCAAATAATATTTTTAATGAAAAATATGGATTAGTTGTAAAAAACAGCAAAACAAAAAAGACGGTTTATAATTCAAACTGGGGAATACTAAAAATAGTTGATTATTTTATTGTTCCACAAAAAGAAAATATGAATTATCCGCTACCGAACATAAAGGATTTAGCCTTTGTTTTTGGTGGTGGTATGGCTGGAATTTGCGAAGATGGTTTTGAAGGTGCCTTGATGGAAACTTTTATTCGAAGAGAAGGAAATGTGCTTCAAATTCGATATAAAGAAATTATTAAATGGGCAACAATCGTTGCAAGAGAAGAGATATCGAGATTTCCTGCAACATGTTTGGTAGTTGATGTGGGGAATATAAATAGGGTTTTGTAATTATTTAAACTAGTGGTCATAAGCTAATTTATAGTAACTTAGATTTTCACTACTAAAATCGGAGTTGTTTTTATAATTAATTTTTATATCAGGAGAATTATAAGATAAAAAACTAAGAAGTAGTGAGTTAATAAAACGATATGAATATAGCATATAGGTGTTAACTGATTGTTGACTTATGTAAATTAAAAGTTAAATAAATTGGTCTTCTAATCATAAATAATGTTTATTAAAAATTATTTCCGATTAATTGTTATGATTGATGAATTATTTCTTTGCTCTTGATATATCTTGATTTTTACATCATTAAAAACTAGACTAGTAAGAGTTCTTTAGTGTTAAGACATTCTCTGATTAATCAGGATTAGTCTAGTCGGGCGTTACGCCAGACTCTAATTTATTGGGAAACAATTGTTGTTGCGGTGAATAAATTTTAAATCCGCAACCCAACTGTGCCACAGTTAGTTTGCGGATTTAAAATTTATTCACCGCTTTCTTTAGTAAAGAACTTTGTTAACATGGGTATAGAGTAATCATTTTTGCTCTATACCCTAATACTAGATTTAAATCTCAAAGGAGGATGGGATATTTTTCTAACATTATGATTAGTTAAGGTTAATCATGCTGAAAATTTTTCTTAAACTACAAAATGAATTAGCATCGAGTAAAAATGACGGTGTGCTTCCAACTCGTGCTAGAATAGAGAGCTTTGCTAGAAGAGCTACTAATTGCTATAAAGTCTACTCCATTCCAAAGCGTACTTCTGGAGTCAGGGTGATTGCCCATCCATCAAAAGAGCTAAAAAATTATCAGAGGGCGCTCATCAGTATTCTCGAACAGCAGCTTGAACCCCATTCAGCTTCGTATGCTTATCAAAAGGGGAAGAGTATAAAATTAAATGCACAAAAACATACAAAGAAAAAGTTTTTACTAAAAATGGATTTTAATGATTTCTTCAATAGTATTACTCCTCAAATCTTTTTAACTGAATTACGATATAGAAGAATTTTTTTATCTAAGGCAGAAGAAAAATTATTAATAAATTTATTTTTTTGGAATAAGACTAAGTCTGAAGATAAAAAACTGGTATTAAGTGTTGGTGCTCCTAGCTCTCCTATGCTTTCTAATTTCATAATGTATCGTTTTGATGAACTTGTCTCAAAGTATGCTAAAGAAAACTCAATTGTATATACAAGATATGCAGACGATTTAACGTTCTCTACAAATATTAAAAATGTACTATTTAGTGTTCCTGAATATATAAAAGGTATTTTAAGAGATTTATATCAACATTATATAACAATTAATGACTCTAAAACTATTTTTACATCAATGGCTCATAATAGACATGTGACGGGAATTACTATAACAAATAATTTTGAATTATCTATAGGTAGGGAAAGAAAAAGATTGATATCAGCTATGATTCATAAATTTAAAATAGGAGTTTTGAATGAAGATGATTTATGTTATTTACAGGGACTTTTGTCTTTTGCTATTAATATAGAACCAAATTTTATAAATCGATTGTCAAGAAAATATGGAAAAGAAATAGTTCATGTGATTAGAAAAGGGGGGTTATAATGAGTGCTAACTTTAAGTATGATAAATCTATTAAATCACTAGAACAAAAAGCAAAAAAAGGAGGTTTTTATTCTGCATTGGAGTTATCTAATAATTTTAAAATAGGTAAATTTGTTGAAGTTGATATTAATAAGTCAGATTATTATTTAAATTTAGCATATAATAATTTCAAGCGGCAAAATTTAAAATTAAAATCAATAAAAATAAATAACTATAGATTGTTCGATAGTATTTCATTAGATGATTTTGATAGTTCATTAAATATATTTATAGGTAATAATGGTGCTGGGAAAACATCTTTACTTGATGCAATAGCTTTATCGTTAAGCTGGCTTAGTATTAATATTAGCAAAAATGGTGGTTCAGGTGATTATATTGATGTTGTGGATATAAATAACTATACTGATGCAGTATATTCAACAATAACATCTGTTGTTCATATAAATAAAAATATATCAGCTGGCTTAGAATTGTCACAATTTAGAGATGGTGTCGAAAAAACAATAAAAAATAAATTAATTGATTTTAGATTGATTGGTTCTTTTTATAAAGAAGCTAACCGTATTAATCCAAATTTTAACTTACCATTATTAGCTTATTATAATGTAATGAGATCTTATGATGTAAACCCAAAGGATTTTAGAGGATTAGATGATTTATTAGAAAATACTTTAATTGATAAATTTGAAGGGTATCAAAAATCTTTAACAGGAAAAACTGATTTTAAAGCTTTTATAAAATGGTATAAGAAATTAGATGATATTTTATTAAGAGAAAAAAAAACTGAGCGTGAATTTGTAGATACAGTCCCCTCTTTTGAATTATCAGATGATGTTTTAAATGCATTAAAATATTTCGCATCCACTCATGATGCACTTAAAGATAAATATAAAGAATTTGAAATTTCATTAAATGAAATTAAATACAAAAAAGAGAATGAAAATATTTCCTATTCAAAATTAAAGCAATATAAAAACATTATTGATGACGTTATATCTAAATTTATGGATGGGTTTAGTAATATAGAAGTTCGAATTGAACCTATGATTGATTTGGTGATTAAGAAAAAAAATAAAGAAATCAGTGTGATGAGACTATCTCAAGGAGAAAAAACACTTCTTGCTTTAGTTTTAGATATAACTCGTCGGCTGATAATTTTAAATCCGTCTTTAAATAATCCATTAGAAGGGCAAGGAATTATTTTAATTGATGAGTTTGATTTACACTTACATCCACAATGGCAAAAAAATATTGCTACTAATTTAAAAAACACATTCCCTAATTGTCAGTTTTTTTTAACTACTCACTCACCGATTGTAATTAGTGAGATAGATAGAAAACATATATATATTCTCGATACAATCGAAGACTCTATCTTTATTAGAAGACCAAGTCAGACTTATGGATTGACGGCAAATGATATATTAAATGAATTAATGGGGCCTAATGATGGAAAACAAATAATAAGAGCTAATGATGTGGAAGAAAAACTAGAGAAAATATTTTCTTTATTATCTAATGAAGATAATAAATCGATTGATTTGGCATCAGAGAAAATATTAGAGCTTGAATTATTACTTAATGGAGATATACCTGAGTTAGTAAGAGCGAAAGTACAACGAGATTTGTTGAAGGAGTTGTTATAGATATGAAGTATATTAACAAACAAAAGGAGCCAAAAAGCTTAACAGAATATAAAATGGAGGAAGGAGCGCTGTATGATGGTTCTGGTTTTAAAAATGTAAAAATAGATATAAAAAGGCAACTTTTAATAGAACAGGGGTATTTATGTGCTTATTGTATGCGACGAATTGATTTTAATAATATGAAAATTGAGCATTTTTTATGTCAATCAAAATACTCCAATGAACAGTTGAATTACATGAATTTGTTGGGATGTTGTCTTGGTGGTGAAAGTAATATAAAAAAAAATCAGACATGTGATACTAGAAAAGGTGCATCAGAGGTATTATTCTCACCAGCAATTAGAGCACATAATATAGAAATAAAATTAAAATACAATATCCTTTCAGGAAAAATAGAATCGGAAGATAAGGTTTTTAATGAGCAATTACAGTGTGTTTTAAATTTAAATGATCATCGTTTAATTTCTAATAGAAAAAACAGCTTAATAGCAGTTGAGAATATACTTGGTAATAAATCTGGATTTAGAACTAGAGGCCAAATACAAAATATTATAAATAGCTATGAAAAAATTGATGGTGATAATAAATTTAAAGAATATTATGGAATTGTTTTATTTTACTTAAAAAAGAAATTATCTAAGATAAAATAGGATTACACTTTAGTTAGTGTTCTTCGTGAAAAATCACCATTTCTTAGGTTGCTCCAATATACTGGAATAATCTAGCATTTGGCATGATAAATGAACTACTTAAGGATAATGTATAAAAAATTGGTAGCTCACAAGTTTTTTTGTGGCGAGAAGCAGAAATAATGAGCTATCATTATTTCTGTAATAACTATTGGATTAAAAATTAGGCTTTGCTTGGATATTGAGTTTATTATGGGCATGCTTATTCAAATTCATGGAAATAAAGATTATTATTCCATTCATTTTAAAGTACTACCTTATTTTTAATGTTATTTTCCCCTTCAGTTATCCTATATAAGTAGCAAGAATATCACGACGTAATTTACCAAGAGATATCTTGTTTATGTCGATATCTATGTATGTTGAAAATAAGTCATATAAAGTAGATGTTTCTTTGTTATTTATACCTAGTAGCTCATATACCTGTTTTGTGTGACATGCATTATAGTGTTTAACAAATTTCAAAATCTCTATTACATGATTTTTATGTACTTGATAACGTGCGTAAAGTTTTAAATCCTCAATAGACTTAAATGCTCTCTTTACATTATCATCTGATGAAGTACCAAAAAATAAAATATCAAAACCATCATTAAATATATATGATGCACTTTTAATATCGATACAAAATTTCATTATGCTATCAAAATCATCATAAAATGGATGAATATGAGTGCTAATTTGAAAAAGTTTTGTTTTTTTTATAATTGCATTACAGATATGACATGATGGAATCAAGTTATCAATGTCTAGCTCTTTTCCTTTTCCTGCATTAGAGCTTTTTGGAACAAAGTGATCAAACTCTGGTCTAGTAACATTTAAAATGGTATCAATATAGTGTATGTTGCAATAAGGACATATGCTAATTTTAAAAATTTCCGCATATTTGTATGCTGATTTTTTATTTTTAGAAAAATTTGAGTACGTTTTGAACTTCGATACAATATCAGCTAATTCTTGTCGCTGAACTGAACTGAACTTAATTACTTTCATTTAGTTACCCTCGAAAATTTATCCTCAAGTAATTTTTTTAGTAATTTATCGCCTATACGTGAAATGATAAAGTCAATATGTTGCTTATCTTTATCTGTAATGGATCCTTCTTCATTCGCTTTATTCATTAGTTCAATAATTTTATTTATTTTTTCTTCGGAGTAATCCCCTATTGTTTTGGAAAGAAAAAAATTATTAATAAGCATATCTCCAATATTCCCAGCAAAGCAGGGCTCTGTAGATTCATTAATAAATGTCTGACCATCTTTTTTTTGAAAAAAAATGACTTCCTCATTAAAAAAATCGCTTAGGATAAGAGGTGAATGTGTAGTCAGTACAAAATTATAAATTTTATTTTTAAATTTATCGTTTTTATTTTTAGCTAAGTATTTTCTGATGTGTTTTACTGAATCAAAAAAATTCTTTATAAATATACGACTCCATTCTGGATGAAGGTGCGAGTCTGGTTCATCTTCCAGAATAATCGAGGTATTACTTTGAAGCATTTTTGTGTAAAGATGGTATCTATTTCTAATTGAAATGAGCTCTCCGCTACTTAATGAATTAAGATATCTTTTTTTATTTTCAATTACTTTGAATGTTCGAAAATAAAATAAAGAAGCTATCTTTCCCCTCCAATAATGTACTCTATTTTTTTTATATACCTTACTTATGACGCTGTCAAAATTTCTAGATATCTCCATAAATTTATTCTGGATAGCTGGATATTCACTAATCGTAAACTCATTTTTGATTAATGAGTTTAGTTCATCGATTACTTTATATATTGAATTATTGCTAGGTGGGTTAAAGAATATTTTTCTTATGCTAATCAAAGTGTCTTTAACATTAAAGCTATCCAAGCCCTTAAGAATATCATTGATATGTTGTCTATTATCTTGAACCCAATATTCAAATGAACTATCTCCAAAGTCTTTATAAAACAAATAAGATAGAATGTCATGTTCTTTTAGGTCATCCAAATCTAATTGACTAATATTGGCGATCTCTAGATTTTTTCTAATAGAATCGAGCATTAATGTAACTATTTCATCGCTCTTCCAGTCAGTTATTATAAAATTTGTGATTAAATCGGTATCTATATCATCAAATAGACTTTTCTCTTTTATGTAAAAATCAATGAAATTTTTATGAAAATTAAGTTCATCCTCATAAAGAATAGATTGTTCTATAGATAACTCACCGAATTTTAATTCTCCATCAAATATATTACAATCATGATTCGAGTTATTATATGTGATCTTTACTTCACTATTTGAAATGAATTTATTTGAAATGGTCTTCATAACTAATATATTACCATTTGATAAATTTGGTCGTTGGAGCAATTCCAAAACAGATGTTTTTCCAACACCATTTTCCCCACATAACAATTTTACATTTGAAAAGCATTCCTTTGGAAAATAGCCTTCGATATCTTTAATATGTAAAACTCCATCACTATCATATTGTGTCATAAATTTAGGATTTAAATTGATGTGAACATCTTGAAGGCTTTTATAGTTCTTTACATACAATGAGACTAGTTCAAGACAGGAATTTTCATGTTGGAGTGATATCGATGATGATGTAAATGCCATTATTTACCTACTATTTCTTGTATATGTTACAGCCTGGCTTTAAATAAAATTAAAGTTGGTTTATTTTCTCTGAAAAAACACATCAGGTACTAGTTAAACATAAATGTATCCTTAACGTTAATATCGGTTAAATAAATTTACACTTTTAGTAAACTATTTCTGAGGTTATTAGTACCTATTGCTTGTCTCTGATTTATCATCTGGTATATTCCTTTGCATCATAGTTATAGTAGCGTACAAGTAGTATGACATACTACATCACTATTTGTGATGATCACGTGAATAATTTTGAGGTCAAAATTGCAAAATAAAAGCGAGTAGAATGTTTATTAATTTCCGCTTCTAATACAAAATAGTCCTTCAAAAAACATAAAAATAAATAATAATCAAAAATATACCTAAAATTCAGTGAGTATTGGATTTATGTATAAAAATTTATATTACAGAAACAGATTTAGAATATTATTACACCAATTCAAAATACTTCAATAACACCACACCATAAGCTTCCACAACATCTGCTTCATTTGCATATTTAGTAATAAATATCTGATATGCCTCATCAAACGAAAACCGTTGCTTATAGAAAAAATAATTGGCTAAAGAGTGTTTTTTCTCACCATATATTGGTGAAGCAGGGCAGTGATATTTTTTATCCATCCAAGATACAAACTGCTCAACAGTTAAATCAAAAATCTTTTTATCAACTTCAAGCCAGTAATGATGATTATCATCTTTGCGAGAGCTTCCTTTAACAATAGTGATTTCAGCATTGGGGTGTAAATCTAGGATAAGTTGCCCTAATAAGATTGAGGCTCCTTGGCAACAATTTAATGGATAGGTACAGAAAAATGGCAAATCCATCCGCTCATGATATTGTTGAAAAATAGTGTGTAATAACTTAGCGACCTCAATATATTTTTTATTCATTGTACTCAGCCTTTACAAATTAATTTTGTACTTAAGGTAGCAAAGTTAAGTTACAAGTGTGATTAATATAAATTGTTTAATTAACCCTACAAAACTAAAAATAAGAAAATAATGAATGAAATATACCCTACAAATTAATAAGGTAAGTGATAATTTAGGTGTTATTGTTACGCCACATGGGCTGGACTGAAGCCGCTGACTTAATCATTAAAGGTATGGAAGGCGCGATTGCCGCTAAGACCGTAACTTATGATTTCGAACGTCAGTTAGAAGACGCTAAACTGCTGAAATGTAGCGAGTTTGGTGACGCAATTATCAAACACATGTAATTGTTGATTTGATAAATAGTTAACGGGAGCTTATTAGTTCCCGTTTATTTTTTGTACTATAAAATTCTTCCCCAAAACTCCTCCCCAAAACTGTTCAATTAAACAGCAATAATTTGCCATTCTTTGCCTCTATCATCGTGGTATTTATCAGTCATATTTTGTGTTTTATGACCCAATAATTTTTGTGTATTAATTCCAAGCTCAAGACGAAGCCGAGAGCAATGTTCAGATGATGATGGCTTAAAAATCAATAAAGAGATATTACATTTAAAGGTAAATAATAGTTACTTGTTTCAGTTGGTTATTATGTGCTATGTGAAGAATTATCCTTTGCGTTCAATGGCTTCAAAACTCGGCATTTCTCATAATGAAGTGGCTAAGCGATTACAGACAGCGGAAGGATTTATTGAGGGATGTCTATCGGTTGATAACGTAAAATTAGATATGGATAAAATAATTAGAAGACACCACATTTATAGTTTTGCTCAATTACAAAACACAATATATTGTGTTAATGATGGTTTTGATGTTACATGACCTATCTATTGAAAACCTCGTGAGTATAACGGGGTTGTATTTTTTATAGGTCTACTTAAGCTGATTTATCGTTAAAAAATAAAGTTTGCTATCTGAATTTTTCTATGGCTTAATAGCGTCACTGGTTTGGAAGTACAGACCTATTTATGTTAGTAAGTTTAAAGTTGTTCCCGTTTAGCGTTATCCTCGATACCTCTTCATTGTGAATTCCTTCTAATTAATTCCCATAAGTAAAAATACAAAACAAACCGCCTATGCCTTATGGCAAATTAAATAAATTAAAGGAAATTCTATGTCTAATACAATGACTGGTACAGTAAAATGGTTCGATGAAGGTAAAGGTTTTGGTTTTATTACTCCAGCTGATGGCAGCAAAGATGTCTTCGTACATTTCTCTGCAATCCAAAGTGATAGCTTCAAAACATTAGCGGAAGGCCAACAAGTTTCATTCACCATGGAAAATGGTATGAAAGGCCCAGCAGCAGGCAACGTGGTGGCTCTCTAAAGGCGCTATTACTATTCGCCTCTATTTTAAATGCCCAAGGTGCAGCGGTTCACAATATAGAACATCACAATTTGATGTCACAGTGAACAATCCACACGGCGCAAAATGTATCTTTTGCAAAAGTGTGATGACAGCTCAAATGAGTTGAGCATTAAATAGTTGAATATACAAAACCTCGCTTCGGCGCGGTTTTTTGCTATCTATTACTAAGCCAAAATTGCTCATTTCTAAGTTGAGAATTCAACATAAAAATCATAATATGGCTAAAGATTTTCTAATTTGAACTTTAGCTAAAAGATAAATATATGCAGCCAATTCATAAATCAGAAGAATTAATGAAATCACTTCAAGAGAGAATTTCAAATGAAGAGGTATCTAATGACTTTGAATTAATGCAAATTCTTAAGGAAATAGAGAAATATAGTAGTGGGTTAGAAAAAAATCATTTAAAAGCGTTGGCATATAGTCTGAATAACGACATTGATAAAGCGTCTCATTATTTCGAATTATCTTTACAAGTCAGCAATATAGATTACGCTAGAAATTATTTGGCTGTTATTAATCAACGAGCTTCTAATATCAAATATATGCATTTACTTCATCGTTTTGCAGATGAGTATGAGTCACCTACATTCTCTTATTTAGCATACCAATCATGTCTTTATATTGCTGAACTGAGTAAAGCCGAAAAATTTATGGCTAAAGTTATTAAACTATCAGATGAAGATAAAAGAAATGGATATTTAAATGAATTTAAGAATGCTAGGCATGCATTAATGAAATATCTCAAGTTGTCAGGTCTAGAAGAAAAAAACTTAATGACTTTGGCAAACTTGATTATTGCCATTCTGGATGAGTGGAATATCCAAATAGTAGCTATAAATTATACCAATACATCAGCTTATGATGAACAATCTAATTTATTTATGATGACGGCTGAATGTGATGATGTAGAAGTATTATCTGATATGAATATCGAGTTAGCGTATAGATTGACTGAGTACGATGAATTTATAGGTAAGAATTTTAGTGTATTTATTGGTGGTGTTGGTGATGTATCTAAGTTAAAGGAACGACTAAAGTGGCTATAACATGTCTAGACATACTTGAATTTTCGAAAGGTTGCATAGAAATAGAAAATGAAGTTGGATATCGAAATGCAATATCTAGATCCTACTATGCAGCATATCATTGTATTTATCCAATGATGATGCATGGCCCACAAGATAGCCATCAAGGATTGATAGATTACTTAGCTCGGTCAGACAGTGCTGAAAGAGAAAAGTATAATAAAAAAGACTTGCTTGCTCTACATTATGCTTTGAAAAATATGAAAGGAATGAGAGTAATAGCTGATTATCATTTAACTTGTGACGGAATGAACAAGATTAATGCAAAGGCAAATATAGCTACAAGTGAAAAAACGATCAATAAAATGCTTGAAATGAAGTCTAATAAAACTCAAATTTAATGCAAATGAGTTAAGTTAACCAGATCCCAAACCTCGCTTCGGCGGGGTTTTTTGCTATCTACAATCTTATATTGGTTAAAGATAAAAAATTTAGATTTTAGGACTTGAAAAATACTTGCTCGTTCATATTTATATTTTGGGTAAATAAGAGACCGCCCATAATTCACTAAATACTGAAGGAGGAGTTATATGCCTAACATTAAACCTTTTTCATTATTCCCAACATTATCTGACAACCTACTTTCAAACCGTTTTGATCAGATAGATCGCCTGTTTAGTCAGTTAACAGGCAGTAAGCCAATAGCATCACCTGTACAGACTTATAACCTGAAACAGATTGATGATAACCATTATGAACTGACAGTGAGTGTGCCTGGATATCAAGAAGATGACTTATCGGTTTCATTAAAAGGAAGTCGTTTATTGATTGAAGGGAAAAAAGAAGAAAAATCAGAAGAAGACAATGATAAATGGATCCATCGAGGCATATCTCAAGGGCAATTTACGTTGCAGTTTGACCTCGGTAAGAATGTTAAAATAGAGAAAGCCGATTTATCCAGTGGACTTCTGACCATAGCTATTGAGTATGAGTTGCCTGAAGAAGAAAAACGGCAAACAATAGCGATAGAGAATAAAGATAAAAAATAATTGAGTTAGATAATGTGAATAAGATTAAGGCTACGCATAATGTGTAGCCTTAATTGTTTTTGTCAGGGGATAAATTGTATTTGGCCAGATTTGAGTTAACAGGGTTAGTCGGTAAAACATAATTAGATCTGAGCGAAGGCGGACACGTCAAGTATTAACACGAGCAGTAATACTCTTCGACTCTTGTCATACCGCTTGTCATAATAGCTTCACGAAACCCAACAATTTAGGGTTCGAAATATTTCAATGTTATTAGATTTTATTATTTAAAGGACAAGTTATGCTAATCATCTTCAGTGGTTTGCCGGGAAGCGGGAAAAGTACTATCGCTCAGGCTTTAGCAAAGCGGTTAAACGCTTTTTACTTGCGAATCGACACGATTGAGCAAGCCATACTCAAAGCCGATGAAGATGATCGCGAAATGGGTCCAGCTGGTTATTTTGTCGCTTACTCACTCGCCAGAGAGAATCTGCAATTAGGGGTGATAGTAATTGCTGACTCAGTGAATCCATTGGCGTTAACCCGTGATGCCTATCGAGATATAGCATTATTCGCAAAAACTGGTTTTTTAGAAATTGAGATCGTGTGTTCCGATATAATTGAGCATCGTAAACGAGTTGAAACCAGAGTGTCTGAAGTCGAGGGGTTAACCTTGCCTGACTGGAAAAATGTCACAAAATTGACTTATGAACCATGGAACAGAGAACACCTTATTTTAGACTCATACAGTTTATCCAGTGATGAATGTGTCTCACGGATCATCGAAGTTCTTTCCCAATATCCGATAATTGATAAACTCTCCAACGGAAAAAGTTAGTAACTCTACTTCAGGCTCAAAATGCCTATTATCCGGAAAAATAACATTAGCAAACAGGAAAATAGATGACCACTGATCATAACGATTTTATATCCCAGCCCAAACACGTGGAAATTCAACCTGCATTCTCACGTATAATTGAATGTGTTGTGACAAATCTAACTCATTGCTTTCCTAACCTTATACACAGTATATACGTATACGGAAGTGTAGCTGAAGGCAGAGCAGAGGAAGGTAAGTCTGATTTGGATATGACAGTCATTTTCAAACATGAACTCGATCGGGCTACTAAAGAGCAATTTGCAACTGTTCAGTCTGCTCTTGAAAAAAATAATCCCGTTATCAGTAAAATTGATTTTGATTGTGGTCTGCTGGGAGAAGTTCTCGATCCAAATAATGTACTCAGTTGGGGATACTGGATTAAACATCACTGTCACTGCGTTTATGGCGAAGACTTGAGTCATCACTTTCAAGCTTTCAAACCTTCAAAAGCTATTGCAGTAGCTGTGAATGGTGACTTTATGCAGGTTCTGGACAAACTAGTAATTCAAATAAAAACATCTTCTAACGAAAACAAAAAGTTACAGCTTCAGCGCTCGGCTGCGCGAAAACTTATCAGAGCAACCAACATCCTTCGTAGTGAACAAGATAATGACTGGCCTGACTCTCTCCATGAGTACCGTGCCAAATTTAACTCACGATATCCTGCACTAGCGGAAGATATGGATTACCTATTGGAAATTAGCATTAAACCTCGAAGTGGCATAACAGACTTCGAAAAACGGGTTATGGCATTTGCCCGCTGGCTTAGCTCCGAATTTAATAGCCAAAAAGCCTAACCAGATGCTCTTGTTAATCTCTTAAATAACCAACGTCCGCTTCTGGCACTGAGCAGAATATCTAAGTTGTAAGTATAAAAAGACCACCTAACACAAAATAAAAAAATGCCGATACGCTAGGAGTCATATCGGCATATAAAATAAACGCAAGAAGCAATGTAAGTCATGTCGTACTAATTCGTATCATACCTGTCAAACTTGATGTGCATGGAATGATAATTATTCTCATCAACATATTCAACCCTAAATTAAATAAGGTTACTTTGTAGCCTTTTCGTCTACGCCGACCACAGAATCAACACCCACTTATACCGTTCACACAAGAGCTGTGAGTCGGCACCTTATTAACTAAAATAAATCGGTAAATGGTATGTCAAAAGAGATAAGCGAATTACAGTTTAGTCTTCACTATGCCTCAGAAACAGACAGTGAAAAGAATACTTCTATCATTTTAACGGCGAATATCCATACGGCTGATGGTGAAACTCAACAACTGACACAACTAATTTGCACGACATCTCCCGCAGGTAAAAAGCAATATCGAATCGGCACACAAAAAATTAGTGATGCAGGCGATCCATTGCTGGTGGTGATTGAATCTTATTGGCGTAAAAACACACAAGAGAGCTGTGTTTATTTTTTAGAGAAAGCAAAACAGTTTATTCAAGGACACTTACAACAAACGAATACATGGATATCCATGTACGGCCTTGTGATTGTTTCTAATGCGTCACTGGAAGAACAGTTGCCTGAAGGTTTATTAAAGGCACTTAAAGTATCAATACCCGCCTAATTTTTTAACTTTCTCACACTAATCATCAACGGACACTCCTCTGGGGGGGACTATGCGTATGGATAAATTAACCAATGTAACTTATGGAACCGCAGGCTTAACGGCCTTTTTTGCCAGTCTCTCATTATATGAATGGGGATTTGTTATCGGGATGGCGTTTAGCATGGTTCTGGGTTTAGCCACTTACTTTATGACTCGTCGAGAACAACGAAAACGCACTCAATTATTTGAAGAGCTTGTTCGTCATGTTGACCCACAAAACCCGACCGAAACCTTAAAAAGGCTTGCTGAATTAATGGTGAAAGCGCCAAAGGATATTTAATGTCTCTCAAACAGAAAATAGCTGCGCTAACAACTGCGGGAGCAACAGCAATTGCGCTAGTAGTGATAGCCCATTTTGAAGGTGTGCGTTATGAACCTTATCGTGATGTGGCAGGTGTTTTGACGGTTTGTTATGGGCACACAGGCAAAGACATTATTCATGGTAAGAGATACACACAACAAGAATGTGATGCGTTATTACAAAACGATTTTATTAAGACACAACAGCAAGTCGATGCATTAATCAAAGTACCACTCGATGACCACACCAAAGCCGCTTTATATTCCTTTGCTTTTAATGTGGGTGCCACCGCATTTTCTCGCTCAACATTACTCAAGAAGTTAAATGCAGGTGATAGAACGGGTGCCTGTGAAGAAATAAAACGTTGGGTTTATGCAGGAGGAAAGGTTTGGCGAGGGCTTGTCAGTCGTCGAGAAGCGGAGTCAGCACTATGTTATGGAAACCTTTAATCGTCATTATCGGCTTTATCCTTGCATTACTCATTACAGTCGCTGGTGGCATTTATCTCTCGATTGATAACTCATGTACTAAAGATCACGTTAGTTTAGAAAAGCGCTGTCAGATTGCACTCTCACATCATCGGTATTAATCATGAGATACGGGAAACTCTATGCCATCATCGCGATGGTAGGCATTATTGTGGGTAGCTATTGGGTGATTAACTGGCAAGCTAACAGGATTAATTTACTGACAGATACCAACAAAAAACTGACTGTGGCGCTCGAAGAACAGAAGTCTATTAATACTGATTATCAAGCACGCATAATGCGATTAAATCAGTTGGATATTCAATATACGCAGGAGTTAGCGAATGCCAAGAATGAAATTAGCCACTTGCGTGATATTAGTGAGCGCCATCCTGAGCGGGTGTATATCAAAGCCGAGTGCCCAAAAAGCAAAACCACTCCCGCGCAACCACCGCCCGATCTACTGACACCGCTATCAGAAATTATTGGTTACTCAGAGAGCGAAGTACAGAATCAGAGCAAATGATTAAAGGGTTACAACATTACATTAAAACTGAGTGTTTGAAATAAAAATCATTAATTAAATGCTTGTGATTGTTTTGATAAATAAATAATACAATTAAATTTTAGGTTATTAAAAATAATATTGCTTTCAATCCGTATTAATACTTGTTAATTATATGGTTATAAATTTTAATCTTCATTAATTTATCTAATTGTCAGATTTTATTTTTTAATTGTTATTTTTTGTAAATAGTGTTTTTTTAATTGACTCTGGAGTTGACTCCATACTTATACTCTAATCAGATACAAAAATAAGGACTAACAAATAACCTTAATAAATAGTTATTAATCCCTAGGAGGATTTATGAAAAAGTTATTAGTGGTTGGGATGTTAAGTGCTGCAGTATTAAGTTTATCCTTTAACGCAATGGCTAATTATAATGGTAATCATCAAGTAAATAGTGGTGGGTTTGTTTCACAATCAACATCTGTTACTAGTGTATCAAATGTAGATAATCTCCCAAATAATAGCACAATAATTATCGAAGGATTTATTGTTAGAAATATTACCCATAACGTATATGAATTTAAAGATGATTCTGGAAGTATCCGTGTAAAAATTGATAATGATAAGTGGAATGGCCTTAATGTTTCATCTGATACAAAAATTCGGATAGAAGGAAGAATTGATAACCACCTAGTTCAAGATGAAATAAACGTAGGTAGAATATCTCTAGTAGGGCAATAACAACTCAATCAAGGTCGTGCAAAACATGGCCTTGATTTTAAAAGAAATTATAAAAATAAAAGGGAGTGTAATAATGAGACTATTAAAAGGCCCGATTAGTTATTTATTTATAATAATCTTAATTGCAATATCCTTTATTTATCGTGACTCAATTTTATTACTCTATAATTATGTTATATCTCAACAAGATTCAATTTCTCAAATTTTAGATAGTGTTAATAAAGTTATGACGCTATTTCAGTAAATGAAAATATAGGTGTCGAATTTTCTTTTATTCATTGTAATAAAAACAATGTATATATATGAAAATGGTATCTTTGTTGATTAATAAAATAGCTCTGTGATTTATAATTACAGGGCTTTTGATAACTTAAAATAGATTTAAAACTATCAATGTGTTCGCAATTGGCTTGTTGGTGAAGTTAAATGTCATTAATGCTTTCATGCGCTTAATTTCTTGTCTTAATATAAATGAAAGTTTTATAATGTGGATGCTAATGTTATATGTAAGTATATTTACCAGATGGCATCGATAGGTGTTAGATAATTATTTATAAATGGAATAAATAATTAAACAAGGATTAAATGATATTAGAATAGAGAGCGAAAACAGAGTCATAACCTCAAGAGAATGATATGGAAAATTGAATAACAGAGATTTTCTTGATAGTTCTTTTTCTAGGAATATTACTTATGGCAGTTGTATAACTTGAAGGATACTCTGTAAAAATTTAATTGCTGAGGCCATAGGCATGGGTATTCTTGCTAGAATAAGTAATTTATTGTCGGTGGCTATACTAGAAAGCAATCATCAATAGAAACTGATGTTGTCAGAAATAAACCATGAAAAAACGTAATGTCTATGGTGGTCGATGGGCTAAAGCGCGATTATCGTTTCTTAATGAACATCCACTTTGTGTTATGTGCCAAGAGCAAGGACGTATTACTGCTGCCACAGTAGTTGACCACATTACTCCACATCGTCTTAAAGAAGCACTTGAATCAGGTGATAAAGAACATATCGTAAAAGCCCAAGCCTTATTCTGGGACGCAAAGAACTTCCAAAGCTTCTGCAAACTACATCATAACTCAACAAAAAAAGTATTGAAAAGAGTGGCAAATTCATTGGCTGTAATGCGGATGGCATTCCACTCAATCCCAATTATCATTGGTATCAATAACACCATGAAATACAGAGTAGGGATGGGTAAAAGTTCAAATACTTTCACCCTGGTCCACTTGAAGGTGGTCACCAGTGTTCCGAAAACGTCTCCGTTTGAATTGATGGATTTTATGCCGATGTGGAAGAAGAAAATCACGGAAGAATAA